TTCTTTATTGAATCCTAGGTTATGAGTCTGGTTATAACTTGAAGAAATACCTACAGGTCTAGCCATTTTAATTTCGATTAAATCTGAATATTCAACTCCATCTATATCATATTTACCTTTAAGTTCATTTATAAGCTTCATAGTTCTGTCAGTAGAACCATAACCACCCGTGAGAATATTCATATACTTCCTAGCACTAATACCTTTATATCTATCAGGTTCAGAATCAATAATTTGTTCAATTACCTATTTGAATCTTTTTTTAGGAATAATAAGACTACCTTCTTTCATAAGTATATTCTGCTCTCCATTAGAGTAAGAAAAAGTCTTATTGTTTGGAGCAAATACACCATCTGAAGATATAGTAGCTAATGCTGTTTCAATGATCTTAGGATCATAATAGACATTAACTGGAGCACTTTTAATGGACATACCAGCACCTACTGTAGGACTCATCATAGTAGGTATAGAAGTTCCACTTTCTACTGTAAATACCCCAGCCGGAATATCTCTGGCTATTGCCCCCTTCTAAGTAAGAAGCATGTCACCTAATTCATATTGATATTTCTCAGCATTGTCATTTGGTAAGCTAGCCGCCTTTTTATCTGCTGGCTTAATTTTTATTGGAGTATACTCTTTATAGTTAAAATATTCAGTAGGGGTAAGTGTACCTTTTACCTCTTCTGGTATTCCATTAGCCATACTATTATACATAGCTCCGTTAATTTTAGTCCAATCTTCTGGAGTAAGTTCACTAAGGCCTTTACCAGACTGAGAGATATAGTTATTAACCATATTTCTTTTATAGTTATCCATTTTAGCTGCAGCTTCTTCTTGAAGTACAGTTATTCTGGTTGGTTGACCGGCTTGTTGATTTTGACCGTATTTCATTCTAGCAAGATACATTTGTAATGCAGCAGTATTTGTTTCAGGTAATTCCCATGCAAACTCTCTAGCTGCAGTATACAAAGTAGTATCCAGCATGTCCCGTGCATCTTTCTCACTTAGATTATATCGCTTCATATAAGATTGAACATGCTTAGCATACTCAGGAGTGTTACGTATAGAAGATATGTTGTTATCAACTTCCTCCATTGTTCTTTCTGCAGTAACTCCTTTCCATCTGTCAAACCCTTCATCTCTAATCCAACTTGCTTTAAGGTTGTCTACATATGGTCTAACTAAATCTACCTCTGATTTATATGCCAAAGGTGATACATCATTAAACGTACCGGATTTAGTAGTATCATAATTAGTAAAATCAACATCATGCCAATATGGATTATATTTACCAGATAACATTAATTGTTGATTTGCCTTCTGTCTAGTCAACAAACCTTCTCTGCTCTGTTTTAGATTACTAAGGGTAGCATAATCTACGCTGTTTAGTATACTTTGTAATGTAGCCCTATTAGCGGAATCCTTCATCCAATCAGGATTAGATACCATAGAGTTAATAACATTCTATATGTCTTCTCTACCAATAGTATTATTATACCACGTTTGCGTATCTATAGCTGAAGGAGATTGAAACTCACCAAACTTCTACAAAGCTGTACCAAATTGTTTAGCCGCATCCTCTACTGCGGCTTTTTGTGTTGCTCCTATTCTGTATAATTCTCCAAAGTTAATAGGAACATATGTATTTAATATAGGGGCTTCTGCAGCCTAATCATATCTATTGGCGCTCATTATTTATTTCCTCCCTTTTTCAAATATTTTCTAAATTCAGTTAAATCAGCATTAGTAAAACCAGCTTGCAAGAAAGGATCATATAACTTAAGCATAGCATTATCTCTACTTCTTTGGTTACTCATTAATTCTCTATTCTGCGCCCATTGACTTAACTGACCTAAACCAGTTCTACGTATATTTCTTGCAGCAGCTCTATTACGTGCATTAAGATCTGAAGCCAGATTAGTTGCATTAACCCATTGCTGACCGAGATCATTCATAGCATTTGCATATTCAGCTCTATATTGATTATTAGCATTGTTCTCAGTAGCTCTTGCTTGTGCATTTGCTTTATTAGCAGCAATAGCGGTTTGTAATCTGAATGCCATATCATGTCCAGTATTTGTTTTGTACTGACTAGCACTATAGTTAGCTGCATTTCTATTCTGTTCTATATCTCTAAGTAATGGGTTAATATTGAATCTACGTCTACCCATAGTATTAGTAATAGCTGTAGCATACGGGTTATAGTTTGCTGGTACAGCTTCTGGGTCGCTAGTAAACAGATTAGACATTATAGGAGCCAATGATGCAATACCTGATGTCAAACCCGATAAACTATCTGTAAGACTACCTATTCTTTCTCTCCTGATATCTCGTGGTGTTTTACGATATGCAATATCTTGAGGAGTAGCTGATACATTTAACATAGCATTTTGTTCTGCATCAGTTGGCATATCTAATACTAAATCTACATTTGGAGCAGTAACTGGATTTACAGGGTTTTCTTTAGCATAAGCTGTAGAAGCAGCTAACATAGCATTATGTACAGGACCTTTTTTTCTGTCTGTAGCAAGACGTTTAATATTAGCAATAGAAAATTTATTACCACCAATATTACCAAATTCACCACTATTAATTCTGTTAAGCCAATTAGATGAAGTAGTATCATTCTCTTTTAGAGAATTAACAAAATTCATATACTGTGGAGAGTACAGTTTATCATAATCTGTGAATGTAGTATCATACTTATAAGTATTTAAACCACCATTATCGAAAGCATTTATACTTTTACTTTTAGATTTAATTCCTCTTTTTGCTTTCAAATTTTCTTGCATAGTAAATAGCTTATCATGTAACAACTGATTGTTCATATTATTTAACATATCAGAGTTCTAAGCATATATATCTTTTCCTTTACTTTTCTTCTTTGCCATCATTTTATCACCTAATTCTGCAAAGGTTTTATTTGTACCAGGTACTTTAAGAGTATTACTTAATATTCTACTGCCCTCTGGTAAATTAATTAAATTACTATCTGTAGGTTGCCCCTATTCGGGCACTTTGCTTACTTGACCATCTGGTGTAGCTATTAACTCTCCATCATCTACATATGCCAATGATGAAGGAATAGAACCACCATATTCAAAAGTATCTGTATTAAATTCAGTATTATCTTCATTGAATTCATTCAACAATCTTTCTGTAGCAGCAACACCTTCTCTATTTTGAAATGCATTTAGTCTAACAGCAGCTCTACGCTTTCTTAGTTTTCTATTCTTAAAAGCTCCTATTAGGCCAGTACCTAAAGTACCTTCATCATAATCAGTAAAGGAAGTCATAGAAGCTTCCTTACCTTTTTTACCAATTAATCCTGTTACTGCACCAGCTGCACCGCCTATAACACCGCCAATTGGTCCACCAATTGACATACCTAATTGAGCACCACTGGCTAGTCCCTCACCTATACCAGATATAGACTACATAGCTGCTTCTCCACCAGTAGTAGCAGTAGAAGTCTAGAAAGGACTTGCCAATGTATTTATGGCTCCAGGTATTGCCTAAGCTATTTCTGATATATTTCCTATATTTGTATTAGCAGGTTTATTCTTAATCATAAGATTGTTAGGGTTATTTGGAGCAGTCCCCCTAGCTATTGATGATTGTAATTCCTACATATTACTTAAAGATACCGGCAAACCAAACTACGCAGCAGGAATCTATATCTTTCTTTTCTTTGTATTCTTTTTCATATTAAATTCTAGAATATCTATAAGTAGTTGTTATCTAAGGCATCTAAAAAGAATAATCCTTATCTGATTTAAATTTATAATCACATATCATATATTTACCTCTCATTCTAGCAGGGAATGACATATTATCATCCTCTTCAAATGAATCCTGTCTTGGAACTGGTAATCTATAAGTATCTTCACGATAGTCAAATACTAAATCCTAACCGTCTTTATTAGCTACCTAGTGTTTAGTAGTTAATTTAATACTATCAAGAATATCATTGGTTAGTATTTTATTATTTGGATCTATAAAGTCTCCCTATAACTGAATATTATCAAATACTTTAGTATACTGAGGATCTTTGTTTACTACTATCTTTAATCTAATGTCTTTACTAGTATCACCAAATCCTTCTATATCTAATGAATTAATGATATAGAACTCATTATTCTTAGTTGTTACAATTTTATCTGTAAGAGGTAACGTAAAATCTGGATCAAATGTATATAAAGATGTAAATGCGTTTAATTTTTCATTATATATCAAAGACTTATTATACAGTCTGAACCATACTTCATCATATTTCTTATCATACAATGAATTAGCTCCTTTAGTCTTTTGATTATACATGTTATTCATATAAGACTGCACGTTACAATCTTTTGATATTATACTTATTCCACTTCCTGTAGATTTACATATTTCATTCTTATTAGAATCGTACCAATATATGCTATTACTAGAGTTAACAATACTTCTATCATTAACTACATTAGTACCATTTAGAGTACTCAAATAATCGTATCTATCCAATACTCCACCAGTACCTAATACTAGTTGTCCTACATTGTTATCTTGTATTAGTGATCTTTCATTTACAGATAGTATACCAAATGCATTATTCTACCAGAAGTATAGTCTATTGAATATACCTTTTATATTAGTTATCTCTCCATACTAATAATCTACATCTATAAAATCAGCAGGTTTAAATATAGACCAATTATCTATATTCTCATTTGTAGTTTTAGCTTGTGAAACATATACCCTATTAGCTGATTTTACATTTGCTTCATCATATAATCCTCTAGTACTAAATATTTTTCCATCAGGCTATGCAGAGTATGCGTCATTATATAAATAATAAGGTTTACTTTGCGAATGATATGTACCTAATTGAACAGGTTCTATTTGCAAATATGCATCTACATTATTTGAAGCACCATTATATGTTCTATTAGTCATTTGCCCCATAGATAATTTCAAATTGATAGTGCTTTCTAATGGAATATACGCTCCGAAATAACGTTTTCGTTCAGACCAAGAATCATCACCAGAAGCTTCATTTCTTTGAAATATCATTTGAGATGGATAATCTAGAATACCAATATAAGTATCTCCTCCAAAAGCATATACTACAGGATTATTCTTATCACCATATGACCCTATAGGTATATATGTAGAACTAGTTCTAGCTGAATAAGTATTACCGTTATATGGTATTAATGGTTTTTTTGCATTAACTACAATTAATGGACAATTATCATTAGCATGTTCATCACGATAAAATGAAATAGGTTGGATTGAAAGTATATCATCATCTGATACCTATAATATAAGACATGGGCCAGCGGGGCCATAAGTAATTACATCTATATTATTTCCGCCCTCATAAAAATTACTAGCAGTCCAATTAGAATAAGTAATGTTACCTATACTAGCTTTATAAGGTTTTACTCCACCGTTTAGTACAGCATTGTATGGTATTATAGCTGGAAGTTTTGCATCTACTATGCTTTGTTCCTTTCCTATAAATTTAGAATTTACTCGAAAGTAGAATTTCTATATATAAGCACAGTACCAGTCATCATTGTGAATTGCAAATACTTGTGATGCTGAAGCTGACGGATTATTATCAGAATTATATACTTTAGTTTTTGCTCTATTAGTTACATGAGATGTTCCTTCTGGTAAACGCTAAGCTGAGTTATTCATAGCTACCCAGTTTTGCACATTTGTACCTTGCTAATCTGTATCTTGTTTACTGAAATCAGATATAAGAACTGCTTCCTATCTAAGATATATATTGTCTTTAAATAGAGCTTCAGTCTTTTCTCCATTAAAACATACTTCAGGTGATATAAACCTCCAATAATTATCAGTTATATCTTCACTATCAATTCTTTTTCCAACCTTGCCTGCTCCAGATCTTTCTATTACCAACCCTCTACGTTTAGTATGTAAAAATGGCATTGGCCTATACTCATTAGTGTCTTTATTACTTTCTCCTCTGCCTATTTCTCCAGTATCGCTTGTTTCAACAATTTTATAATTATGTATTGGAGTGATAACTCCTTGTGATACAATGGTCCTATCTTTTTCTGTTCTATCACATCTTACTATTTCATAAGATACCGCATCAATAGGAAAGTTCTTTACCGTAAATTTAATGCCTATAGGTTTTGAGTACCAGTAACTACCAGATTGTGTAAGAAGAGGGGCTGTGACTAAATTAGGCATTCTAATATCTCCTATCCATAACACTGGAGAAGCTATAAATTTACTATTGTAAAATACGATACCAAAGCGATATACTTCATCTCGTTGATAACTTTTAAACAACGAAGCTATAATAGGATCAGCATAATTTCTTTGTCTATAAGCAGAAGTTATAGGTCTATCATATATTTTACTTCCATTTAATTCATAAATAGGCATAGAATTTGTAGTAAAACCACTAACATCAAGTCCCACATTATTTGCCAATTCTACGCCAGTAAGAGGAGAATAAGTTTCATTTAATTCTGTATTAATAAAACTATATGATATATTTAGCCCATTACCTCCAAGTTTATTTCCTTCTCCATATACATATTCTGTAGGCTGCCCAAAGCTAGATCTAGCCGCATTATAAGGGTTAATGCAATCATGATGTCTTGGAATTTTCCTCATAGCATCGTAATCTGTAATTGAGAAATATTCATAGTCATCAGGATTAGCAGTTTCTAACCTAACGTAATTGTTAGCATTAGCTCTATATACTCTTGCATCGTATTCTACTAGATCATCGTTATCATATATCATTGGTATCCAAGACGTTTCTGTAACATTAGACGCAAATAGTCTGTTCTATAGAGAAGTAATACTGTTACATATAAAAGAATAGCTAGTAAACGCATTAAATTCTTCCTATGTCATAGTGCTTAATGCACTACTACCAGTATCAGTATAACTTATGTAATCTAAATTCGTATCTATTTCAATATCATCTATTACAGAATAAGTAGGAATAGAGTTGTTATCTTCATAGAAGATACGTACTATAGTACATCTATTGAAATCTTTAGTGCTAAGTTTTGCTCTTACTGTACATCCTTTACCTGTATAAGAGCCTTTCTAAGACCCTTCGTGATTTATTAATGGAGAATTAATTTCAGAAGCATCTAAATGTACTAAATTACTCAAACTAGATAATGAAGTCTATTGAGAGTGTTTATTATACAGTCTATAACAATACTGTACCATACCAGCTTGAAAGTTACCAGACACAATATCTGTAACTTCAAATGGTGGTAATATTGCATTAGGTATTATGTCAATACTATCAGGATTAAGTATATTACCATCTGCATCTACTAAAGGATTATCTACATTAGGGTACTTTATATACTTATCACTCATAATGTTGATTACTTTAATAGATGAGTTTCCATCAGTAAAGTAAGCTTTAATATTGGACTGTGTTTCGTAATTTAATACTATACTTAACTGATTTGAATCAGCTTTTTCACATAGTTTTAATTTACCCTATAATACAATAGTACTAATTAAATTAGGAGAATCAAAATTCTCTATACGATATATTTTATTATAACCGTCAACTAACTTAGTAACAATTACTGCAATATCATTTATAGTAGCTGTACCTATTATTTCTTCTGTACCTTTAATGCCGTAATTATATTTCTTAGCGCCTTCTACACTCTAAAGAACACCACTAGTACTAGAATCATCAGTAATTATACGAACATCTTGACCATATCTATATTGATTATTCGGCAATATAGCTGCATCACTGTCCATATTCATACCACCATAAAATGTATTTATTTGAGCTGTATTACTAATCATAATTATCTATTCTAATTGTATATATTCTGTTCATCTCCTGTAGTAGAGAAGAATGTATCGTGATCGTCAAACTCTGGATACAGTTTGTGCCATGTATTTTTGATACTTTCTAATTCATCTGTACTTGGCATCATAGCTTCACCATAAGCTTGTTTACAATAATAATTCCAACTAGTTTTCATTTCCATGTAATCCTGTTGAGATATTTGACCCTTTAATTTCTTAGGATACATAAGTTTCAATGTAACATACCAAAGTAAAGCTTCCTTATATGATTCCATATCTGGTATCATTGGCATACCTTCACTATCAGTGAATATAGCATAGTATTCTATTTTAACAAAACCATTTGATATATTAGTCATAATATAACCTGGTTTTGTCATATACTATAAATCACAACTGTACATTGTAGTATCTGTATGAGCATACTTTCCATTGACATATCTGTTAGCTGGACTTGCTACAGTATACTAGTTTACTAATGCACTTAAAGTATTACGCATATTAGAATCTGAATTAAGCTTATCTAAAGCTTCTCTATCAGATACTAAATTAAACATATTCTTTACTAATGGTATTAGACCAGCATCAGGTATCAACATACAGGGTCTATCAATACAAGTATCGTGTTGAACTCCAAAGCTAGAAGTAGCTTTTCGCATAGGTAGCCAACCACCGTTATTCTAAAATGAAAAAGCAACCTATCCAAGTTTATATAGATCACATGGTAATGCTGCCTAATGACAATTAACTGGTAGTACTGCTACTTTGTGTTCATATTGTTGTATAGCTCCAATCTTTAGCATTCCTTCGCAAATCCACTCAGAAATATCAGAAATTTTAATCTGATCCTCTTTTAAGTCTAAATCCGCAATGACCTTTGCTAGAACAGTCTTAGAGCTAATCATTCTATTGTTTATCATAATTCTGGATAATCCTTTAACTTATTAAAAATAATTTGAGCGAGTGTGCGTTTGTTTTCTCTTGAAGCTATGAACTAATATTTACCTTTATTAGTTAGTAAACAATTCTTTTTAGACCAGTGAAATCTATATTTCCATCCACCACAATGCTCGTTGAGCAAGTATACTGGTTTACCTATTTCTTTAGTGGCTTTCCAATCCCATCTCAGACTCTTACCTGAGAATTCTTTTGGCTAATGTTTGATTACTTGTAATGTACCTAATCTGCATGGGAGTTTGAATTCTTTGCAATTGTACATTATTTCATCTCGTATGTATTTAAAGTAATCAGTTACTATTGCTTTATAAGTTTTTAAATCTACATCATACTATGTATTAGGATCAATACTCTTCTTATAGTTTGTGTAGAAGTCAGCAACAGTATAACTCTTACGTCTGTATTTTACTCTTTCTCTCATTTACTATATCTATTCTAAGTATCGTCCTTGGAATCATTAGTAACATCACTAGGTTGTGTTACTAATATCTTTAATTCTTTCTCAAGTATCATCTAAGTAATAGTAGGTATCATAGATGCTGGTATTGGATAATCACTGTCTGGATTATAACAAGCTTTCTCCTCTGTAGGATCTTCTGCAATTACATCTACTTCTATATACTCTAACTAATTAGAATCTCCTTCTACATATACTTTATTACCTCTAACCCAAGCAATATAGTCTTTACAAGTAGCTTTTCTGTATCTTTGTAATTTAGCTTTAGTATAACTACCTAACTAAATTAAATTACCAAACATATCTCGTATAGCTACTACACCAGGTCTATTCTTAAAACCAATTAAAGTTGGCAATTCTCTATCGCCAACATATATAAACTTACCTGGTACTATTTCCTCTCTATCTAAATGAATAGGTCCAAGAGTAGTCTTATATGCTTCATCAATATCATAGCCTTTGTCTATAGCTTGTTTAATTAGCATAGCCCTATAACTCTTGATCCACATCTCAATCTAATGTCTAGATAGATGTTCAGATTCAGTAATATTACTATTGCGCGCTATTAGTAATATATTATCAATTAAGTTATTAAGTGACATATTATTTATAATTAACGTTAATACATCCTAAAACGCATTTTAAAGCTCATAGCGGCATTTTATGGCTAATTGCTTACAATCCCTTTAGTTATGTAATAGCTCTTCTTACACAGTCTTAAAATAAAAAAGGTTGACCTTATTGATCAACCTCTTTCATTACATTCTACATATTCTGTGGTAACATCTATTTCATAGGTGGTGGAACCATAGAACTTGCTTGTTTAATTATATTCTTTAATTCGTTTACTTCATCTTGTAGTTCCTTTATCCTAGGATCTTCTGTATTAGTAGTTTCCTTCGGTATATCCAGTTTCTCAAGTAAAGCCTAACACTTACTCATTTCTTCATCACACTTAGCTATTGACTCTTTCCTAGCTTTATAAGTGTTGTACTAATTCCTAAGTATATTCACTATCTCTTGTTTATCTGTAGAGATAGTAAGACCTAGATTAGTATCTGTAATTACTGATTTATTTTCAGGAATAGTAAACTTTCTAGACTCTCCATTACATTGTATTGTTACATCTACTACCTTCTTCCTAGGTTGATTAGGCATAGGAAATTGATTAGTCGGTAGTGGTTCATCATATGCGCCTGATACTGATACTACAGACCCTACATTATATTCTGTGGTCTTCTTAAATGTACCAATTACTTCTATTATATAGACGCTATCTCCAGTTTTCAATTGGTTAAATAACATAATTAAATATTTTTAAAAGGGCTCAATTAAGAGCCCTTTATTGTTAAGCACCAGGTGTAGCTATATTAGCAGGGTATGCATTTACTAACTGATATGTATTATTACATTTGTTGTAATAAATCAAATATCTAAAGTTAACCTGCAAGTCACCAGCTTGTACATCTTCCTGTAAAGCGTTACGAAGTAAAGACTGAGTAGTGTTATCAGACTCACTATCTGATAAACCAACTGGCAGAGAAGCACTAGCCGTAGGAGAAGCCTATCTTACATCTAAGAAGAACAGACCTTCGTTAGGCAAACTTCTGTAATCTGCGTAGTTAACATCATATCTTACTTCTGTAGATGTAGCCACTACTCCAGTAGTTCTAAGTACAGGTATACCAGATATGGTATTCAGTCTACGACGACGTCTTCCAAAGAAGAACGGGAATCCAGCTCCCCAAAACGGGGGAAACGATGTTTGCGTATTATAGAAAGGAAACATAATTTACCTCCTTTCTATTAGCAACCACACTGTGAGCTCAAACCATAGTTTGCATAAGTATCACCAGCAAATGCTCCGTAAGCAGCAGCTCTGAAAATTTCTGGATTATATACAGACAATTGAGGATAAGGTACGCTTACTGTATTAGGCAACTTACACTTAATACCGTCTACATCTGATTGCAGAGTGTTAAGTCTAGTTACGATAGGTGCAGTAGCTTGGTTGATCATTGTACCTACAGCAGCTGTTTGATGTTCGTTACTCAACTGAGAAATCAAAGTAGAGTTCTTTTCACGTAAAGCATCAATCTTATCTAACAGAGCTTGGTTCTGCATAGCATCAAGCTTAGCGATTATAGACTGAGTATTAGCTGTATTGCTATCACGGAGAGACAGGGTATTGCTGTTCATAGTGTTAACCAAGTTATTAGTTTGGTTACATACGGACAACTGATTTTCATAACCCATCTTAGTTATATTGTTGTTTACAGCGTCAATAGAACGCTGAGTTGTGCAGCAGCAGTTAGCTAACTGAGAAGCAAGATTTGCATTACCAGAAGTAATAGCATTAATTACTTCACAACTTGACAGCTTAGTATCACAAGAGATCTAACTTACACCAGCATTGATTTGATTCAAAGCGGACTGAACTGCATTGATGTCACAGTTCAAAGTAGTTGACAGATTGCTTATTGCATCTTTATTACCATTGATAGCCTACATGAGCAAATTAGTATTAGCATCAGTATTTAGTTCAGAAGCTAATGCACCAGCGTTACGGCCACCGAAACCGTTACCACCCCAGCAGAACCAGATCAGAATGATCCAGATCCACCACCAACCGCCGTTTCCACCGAAACCACCGTTGTTGTTCATCATAGCCATCAAAGCTGCAGGATCCATACCTTTATTAGCATTTTGCATTAAAGCAGCGAGACCAGCGTCGATACCGCGATCTTGCACGATAATTCTATCTTCTAACATAATTGATTTAGTTTATAAATTGATTTTAATTAATATCTGATATAACGAGTGGATCTACCACGGCTATATTCATTATAAGGATTATATTCTCTTTCGCTTTCGTGATCGAATAGTTTATTGTACTCTTCAAAGTCTTCTTCTTTCATAGAAGGAAATACTCTACTATAAGTATACATACCTCTTCTACCTCTACCACCTCTAGAACCACGTCTAAACATTCCGTAAGGTTCTTCCTCACCCTCGTGTTTCTCCAGTTCTTCTTCGTAGCATTCCATTTCAGCTTCTCTGATTTTATCACACATTACGTAAATGTAGTAGTACCACATTTTACCTTCGTCTATATCTTTGTCATTAAGCCAAGCCTTTGCGAATTCAACGTAATGTTTAGTGTTATTAGAACCAGTAATGTTCATAATAACTCTATAGTAATCAGAATATACCATGTTTAATGCTACATACCAATCGTAACGATTGTATTTACCAGTTAAGGAAATACCATACTGACTGGCTAATGTGGTAGTCTCTTCTATAGACCAATGCGGTCCACGAGTACCATCCTCATTTTCCATTTTCATTACAGCTTTACGAGCGTGTTCCTCATTGAAGTGCGGACCATGTTCCATCTCGTAAGCCTTAACACGAAATATTCTATGCATATTATTATTGATTAATAATTATTGAATATATTATTTACTTAGGTAACTCAATGATACGAGTATCTGTTACCTTTATTAAAGGGTTTGAATTTACAATCTGATAATTTTTGACATGTATCTTTTTCCAATCAAAGTGCCAGAACCTAACCCAGCCATTTTTATATCTGTTTTTATATTCTTTCTTATCTTCTACAAATATAATTTGTTGATTTTTTATATCAATCTTGGCTGTTAGGATTGAGTCCTTTCTACTAACTATGATAGTTGTTAAATCATTGAGCTTTAGCTCTTCGTTAAAGTCTATTAACTTTTCTTTGATTACTGTTTTCACAGAATCATTAATCTAGGTATTGATTACACTTGCGTCAGTTAGGTTCTTGTCTTTGATTTTTAATTCTTTCTTAACCTTATTAACTTGCTATATTAAGCTATCTTTACTGTGGTTAAGTTCATCTATAGTAAGCTAAAGTACTCTGCTATTATCCTGAGCATTGGAAGCTATTTCTTCATATGCTCTTATGTTGTTAGTTATTCTGTCTATTTCTCTGTTCTTATTCTGTAGCTAATTATGTTGATAAAAAATAGTCGCAATAAGTAAACTAACTAAACCTACTGCGACTACTTTGAAATTCTTTCTTAACCAATTAACTACGCTTATGACTGGTATCATCTGAAAGTTCATCATCTAATTTGACATCTAATATCTGTTCCCCTTTTTTCTTTACTAATTTCTTAAGTAAAGTCCATACTTTCCATCTGGGATGAAGTTTACCTAAGTGTTCAAGTAAAGTAAAGAATTCTACGAGTGCTATAGCTCCAGCAACAAATTCTACAGCATGTAAATTAATTGAAGTTACTATAAACTTCTCTATAGTGAATGCACCACAGATTGCTACAATAGCATCTCGTATTTTATAAAATATCTTAGAAAATAATCTCTTAGATTTACTAACAATATCGGTTGTCTCCTTCTTCTTATTTACCTTACATTCATATATTGTATCTAAAATTATAATAGCAGCTAAGGCTAAGATAGGGACATAAACCGGAGAGTATAGAGATATTAATCCACCAATCGCACTGATAGTAAACTTCTCTACACTGCTAAACATATTTTTAAATATCGGCATTGTCTGTTCTCCTAACTGATAATAATTCATAGATAATAGTTTGATAAGGTAACCAAAAAAGTCCCAGTAGATTCAAAAAGGGGTTTAAAAATCAACTGAGACTAAATGACATTTGTTCGAGATTATATTTATATAACGACAGATTTAATAATGTGTTACTAACTCAAAAAATGTTATTGACTGAAACCAATAGCGGTTCTTACGAGCTTCTAGCATATTCAATCAACTAATGATACTTGATTGTCTTCTTTAGTAGATTGATACCATTACAATGTTTCATCCAACCAATATGACTACAGACTTGCTACCTATATTCACTATAAGTCATATGCTTAAGTTTATTCATAGCAGCAACTTTCTTACACATTTTGTGTTTAATATTCTTTCTAATCAGAGTATAATCGTGATAGATTTTATATCCTACAAAAGATATACTTCTATCTTCTACTCTGAATATCTGATAATTACTTTTAATTTCTAATTTAAGTGTGCCTAACTGCTCTCTTATTTCATCAAGTAATTGTCTTAAGTATTCTTTATCACTATGAAGTATTACCATATCATCTGCATATCTGAAGTAATACTTTACAGCTTTATCCTCTTTAAGCCAATGATCAAAGTATGACAAATAAAGATTGGCAAAGAACTAAGAAAGATAATTACCAATAGGAACTCCTTCTACAGAGTCTATAATACCATCTAATAATGCAAGTAGCTTATTATCTTTAATCTTCTTTCTAACTATCTACTTTAATATTTCATGGTCTATACTTGGATAAAACTTTCTTACATCTAACTTGAGACAATATACTGTATTCTATTTATCTTTCAATGCGCTTTGTACATCATATAATGCCTTATGAATTCCTCTCTTCTCAATACAACTATAAGTATTAGTAATAAATACAGAACGCCAAATTGGTTCTAATATATTCATAATAGCATGATGAACAATTCTATCAGGATAATAAGGTAATTTAAATATAAGTCTTTCTTTAGGTTCTCTAATTATAAATGTATCATACTTAGAGGTAGTATAAGTTTGATTTATCAGTGTACTTTGTAATCTAACCAATAAACTATCTTTATACTTGTCAAACTCCTTAATATCATTTCTATTACTCTTATTCTTTCTAGCTTTCTTATCAGCTAAATATAGATTGTCTATTGAAACAATCTTTTCAAATAAATTATTATATCTTTTCATCTGAAGCACCTAAGTGAGTCTTCACCGAAGTTACCAACACACTCGTTTAGGTTAGTTATCTTTTGCCAAGAGGCAAGGTCTCGTTCCTCAAAAATAATCTGAAAATCACTGATAGTTCTCTGATAATCGTGCTTCATTGTACTGACATTAGCATTCGCATTACTAAGGTCATTGTTAGAATTCAGATTGAATAAACCTGCATTGGAACTATTACTCGTGTTAGCCCCTATCTAACTTACTTGTTCAATCCAGAACGACAACCTATTTGTTAATAATTAAGGGATATATACCAGACGAGTACCGACACCAGCATGCGCAAGACCAAGGACATCGTAAGAAGACAGAGCGAAGAAACCCGCAGTGGAACCAGAACTCGCGTTAGCCCCCAACAGTAAAGTTCTGTCAGCTTCTACAGCATTCGTCCAATAACTATCACAGAAATACGTAGTAGAATTAGCTCCACCTTCCTAACAGAATAAGTCAGCAGCTGCATTGTTTGTAATGCGTTTAACCCATTGTCCGTTGGTAGTTAGAGTAGTTAAACCACTGTCTTCATATAACGATTTATCTATGCCAAAATTCTCTTTGTTGTTGGTGACGTATATCTTATTGTCTGTTCCTGTTACAACAATATCACAACAGTTCTTCCATATATGACCAAATGGATTCTCAATACCTCTATATCTATTAGCGTATTGACTGGCTTGTGTTTCAGTACCTTCTGCATCTGTATTAACGTATGAATACTGTACTTGACCAGAACTATTACCTAATGAATTAGTAGTACCTGTAGGTACAAAGGCCCATCTATCAGCGCCGTTTTCTTTCTTAGTTCCATTAGTAATACCATTACCAAGCCCACCCTGATGATAACCTTCTTCAGTTAATGCAGTATTAACTGCTTTCTAACTATTAAGGGTAGCATATTCTACTACATAACACCAAGTAATAAACTTATGTATCTCATAAGTATAGATAGCATAACTGTTACTTCTATCATTACGAGCTTGTGTCAAGAAAGTAGTTCTACTAGTACTTACAGTAGGTACTTGATTTCTAATTGAGTATAAAGTACTGCCGTCCCTATAAGCTTCATATGCAGAGCAATACTTCTTACTAAACTTAGTATATCCTTCTAAAGGATATAAAGACATTCTGATTTCCCAATCATAGTCTCCGTGTACTACTACAGTATAGTATGCATCAGGTAATTCAACCATATCATTACCATCTTCAATGCCATTAGTTACTTCAGAACCATCTTCGTAATGATCCCAATCTGTAGCATTAAAGTATTTAATAGTACCATCAGAAGTAAGTCTACAGCCTTTGAATAATGATTGTACTGGTAGGTCTTTATGCATTTGCATATTACCAGTTCTTACTCCATCAGGACTACTACCTGTAAAACGTACTCCATACCATAAGTCACCTGCAGCATATATCTAAGAACCGTTCAACCACATCTCTTGAACGGATTTCCCATTAGCAGCAACTTCTTGGAATGTTAAATTATTTAAACCAACTTGTCCCATAATTAAGCTGAAAGTTTAATATACAATATACCAGGAGTCTAACTACCTACTTCAGGTATTTCATTTACTACTTTAATCTGAGTAACATCTGTAGAAGTTACTTTATTAGCTACAGCAGTATTTATCTTATTATTTGCTTCACTTTTAGTATATACATCAGACTTATTTGCTTTAGTACCTAATTGATTAGTTATAGTAGTAGCAAAGTTAGGATCGTCACCTAATGCAGCTGCTATTTCATCTAATGTATTTAAAGTTTCAGGAGCAGAGGCAACTAATCTGGCACATTCGGCTTGTGCTATTTCGATAGCCTTAGCATCTGTTTCTAATTTAGTATAAGCATCATTAATACCATAACCTGCCAATGTAGTAGACTTATTTGCTTTACCGTTTAGGTCATTGGTTAACTTCTGTTCAGCTTGTTTAGCTCTATTTACCTCATCTGCAATTTCCTATTTCAGTTTCTTTATTTCTACACTCTAATCAGTATTAGTAAAGTAATTAACCGGTAACCAGTCATTGCCTGCATAACTTTTAATTACATTACCATTAGCATCAGTAGATAAGTCAATCCAATAAGTTACTTCCATAGGATTGGGAGCATAAAAAGATGCTACGAAGTTAGGGTTCTCTTGTTTTATCATAAGTTTTATTAAATTAAAGTTATAAAATATTTAGCAATAGACCCCAATACAATAGATGAAATTCCAATTGCTAAGTCTTTTTTATTCCATTTACCATTGTAATAGTGACAGCGATCACTATTTTCTTTAATAAATAGCATGAGTAAACTAGTACTGTAATTTGTAATTAGTGTTACTAACAAATAAAATATAGATCCAATAATATTATTTTTCATTATTCTTTTACATTATTGAATTGCATAACAGTTGCATTAGCGAATACATTATCTTCCTTATGGCTGTTATTCGTGAATAGAACATTGCATTTCGTAACATCAGAATCGAAAGAGAATTTATAGTTAAAACGGTTACCCGTTATTGTAAATTTACAATTTGCATTATCAACAAAATGCCAACTAACATCGGATACATTTTCTTTGCCATTTTTAAAAATACAATTCTTTATAATAATATCCATGTGTAAATTACTGCCACAGCCTAAAGGCTTGGAAAGATATTGTGTATGCTCGCCTTTAATATATTCTACAATCAAATTGTCATACACGTGTTTATAATAAGAATCTTCACCTGAACCTTCATCGTGAATAGCATAAATATTATCATATTGAATAAGATGTCCATCATGTAACTCATAGTTAGAATTGAAACCAACTCTTTGAGTCCCGAATAAAGATTGGTTACTATATACTATTTCAGAAGTACTATCACATTTAGAAATAAGAGTTGAATTATTGAAAAAATATCTACAATTACCACCGATTGGTAATTCGACAGCAGTTCTAAAATCATATTTAGTGTTCATCAAATCAAATATCTTTATAAAAGTATATTCACCAGTTTCAAAATAGACATCACAATCCTGAGTAATATAAGCGGAAGCTAATTTAAGAAAAATCTCTTCCTCACTATCACTAAGATTGATATTGACAACAGGTCGAGTTCCTTTCTTTTTAAGAATAGTGGACTGACATAGTTTCAAATTATAATTATTCTTAGCAGAAGCAAAGAATTTATCAGTAATTACACTGTCTCTATAATATGTAAATGCAACTAATTCGGCGTTTTCAGGAAAATTTTCTTTAAGAACCGGTTTGTTATTATAAAAATTAAGCGTAGAAATGTATTTACCGTCTTTATCAAAGAAAACAACGTCAGCATTTCCATTTGTATTTGTATAAATATTATTATTTCTATCAAGAGGAACAATAGATGTACAATTTCTTTGTAGTAAACCATCATTTAGAATTACACCATTTTCCCAAACTTTATTTTCATAAGTATCAAACAATAAATTGTAATCTGTGATTTCTATATCATTAATAAAATTCTTTAAATTATAAATATTAATATTATAATTTTTATTTTTATTTTCAACAGGTATTACTTCACTTCCGTCAATTATTTTTTTTTCTTTTAATTCAGATATTAATATTCCTTCCATAGCTTTATTTATTAAGTTTAATATAATTGTTATCATTAAGTTTAATATATTTCTTATCAACAGTTAAAAGAGCATCTTTAATATCGCTAATGCCAAAAACAACTTCTTTTATAACAGATAATTCATCATCAGTAAGAGTACGATTAAATAACAAAATATCTCCATGACAACCAATAAAACTTCTTGAATCATCTTTCCTAATAGTTCCTATAAATAAAGTATCAGTATCTTGTTTATCACCAGGATATATAGTTTGTTCATTATATTTATTTTTAGTTTGATAAACAATAGAATTATCTTTATCTATATTTATATTAGTTGCTGAATAATATGAATATGTATTCCATTTATCTCCTTGTTTATATTCTAAAATAAAAGCACCATTTTGCTCTAACGCTTTAGACATAAATACACCATTATCAACTTTTTCAGCAAACCAAGTTCTATCAGCAATAACGGTATAATCAGTTAGAATAGGTAATCCATAAGCAACTGCATAAGATTTACCATCATAACAAAGCTGATTAGGATAATCAGGAATTAATTCTACGTCAATTTCAATATCTTTATTAGTACCAAAATCATAATAAATATTTGGTTCTTTTTGATTGTTAAATATTTCTTCACTTATAATAGGAACATCTACAACAGAACCATTATTTATAATAGCCGAAAAACATTGAGTAGTAATTAAATTACCATCAGTAGAAACAACACTAAAATTAATATCATCTATTTCTTTATTAAAATTAAACTTAAGTTTATAAGGTTTATTATAATAATTGGCTTTTTGAATACCAATAGTATAACCAAAATAATTATTAGGATTCTTTTTAACAATATGAAGTTTGTTATGAGCTTTTGTACTTATATTATGAATAGCAGAACCAAAAATCCATTTTGTAAAGTCTTGAGCATAAATGCCAACACCACTATTCAATCTACCTTTAAAACCGTATAAATAAGCATCATGTTTATTGCCACTATAATCTTTTAGAATAGAAGTAGGAAGTTGCTCAATAGTGATATTACATGTACCTACAAAATTACATCCAAAGCCTACAAAATGATGTCTGTCTTCAATAGTATATATTCCGTCTTCTGTTATAGTATTAATGATTTGGTGTTTCCCATTAACATAATCGGTAATTAAAACTTCTTGATTATCAGTTATACCAATAATACGAACAGTTAAATTGGAATATGGTTCTTGAATATCTTCTACAATACTTAAACCTTTTAGAATACATTCTGTTATTATGAATTTATGTTGGCTAATAGTTGCAACTCCTCTTGCTTTTACATAATTCCAATTAGTAAAATCTTCTACATACGCCTCTATCACATCATAGTTAGTCATACGCTGTTTACAGTATGGAGAATACCAAGCAACTATACTTTCCTTAAACCAATCTGGTTGTTCGGGTTCAGGTGGTGTAGGTGTACCAGGTATATACCATTCACCTAATACTACAGCGCCTATATTAGTATATTGACTAATGCGTATATGTTTACCTTTGAATAAACCAAAATCAACCTAATTAGTATCCTATACTACATTTAATGTAGGAGTTGAAGTTAAGACTTTGGTTAAATCATTTATAATAAGCTACCCAGTAATATTAGCAGGTTCAATATAGGAATCTCCCTTCTCTATATGATACAACTAAGGAAATACAAAGTATGCCTAAGGATTTATAAATAAAGGCTGATATAGGATTGTTTTCATAGTGCTAATACTTGTTTACGTAATCTCCCTTCTCTATATGATACATGAACCCAAGAGAAGTTTGATTCATTAATTAACTGATCAAATGGAAGATTATCTTTAATATAGTTGAATAATTTCTCATTCTCTGTCTTACTACCTACAGTAATATCAGCTGCTTCGCCGTATAGGTGCTAACTCTTCTTAGCTTTACTACCTACAGCCTTATTTAAAGCCTCACAGCGATACCCTGAGTTAACTCTAATAGGTTTACCATACCATTCCCTTAAAGGGTCTAAAACAGCCTCTATTAGCTTCTATAGCTTAGCCACTTCTTCATCTGAAGGAGTATTGTCTATACCGTTAGCTTTTGCTGTAGATGACTTTGTCATTTCCTCAATTGTAAAATATTTCATTATTTCTATTGTTTACTGTGTAATATAAAATACTGATACTAGATAAAGTTTATGTGTTTGTGAGACAGTTAGTAAATAGTTTCCAGCTTGTGCATTTAAATTTTCATCAGGAAAAATCCATTGTGAATTATTGTTTTTAGAATTACCTTCTGAATGAATCATTCTGAATTCTAAATTTGTTTGTGTAATTACATCTATTGGAGTAGTGTCATAATAAGATTTTGTCCATACATCTTTAGGATTAAGTACTACTGTATCATCATTTATCTGTATAGTTTTAGATGCAATGCTACCATTTATTATTACAATGCTCCTTTTATTTCCCAATGGAAAGTCATATGAGAAATGGGGGGGGGTTGGTAAATTAGCAATAAATTCAGCTTTTGTCATACATTCATTGTTAGGTACAACACTAAATCCTTCTGCATTAGCTTCTGCTTTAGTTATTAATTCATTAGTAGGTTCCATAGTAATTTATTTAGCTAAAAGGATTTGCGTCTTGTGACAGATATATATATGTAGTTTTACCAATAGCAGTTACAGCTACTGTGCAAGTTCTCATCATGTTTGTCTAATTATTATATAAAGGTCTTACACGTAGTATTCCTCTATCTAACTACAACACTTCAAAGTATTGTGACTATCCTGTAATTTTAGTAACGTAATTACTAGTATAATCTTGAATATTTTGGTGTATAGCGAACTAATTAAGCAGTATAGTAGTACCGTATCTCAATTGAATATCTCTCTATGTAGTACTATTGTGCATCCAATTTTCAGCTAACGAATCTGCCGTTAATTCTTCTCTTTCAGAGAAGTTTAACTTAATAGAACTATAGTCAGTTAATTCATTAGAATCTGTAGTACAAGCATGAGTAAGTTTGCTATTTATCTCTGCCTTAGAAGGACATTCTTTCATAGTTGTAGTAGGATAACTTACATATTGTCTATATTGAGATGGCACTCTATCATAAATATTTGTCCAACTCTACATTTCTGTAGCAGCCTTAGGTTCAATTTGAATAGCCTTATTTTCCATTCTTCAACTCCTCTATTTGTTTCTTTAAATCTTCTACTTCCTACTTAAGTAACTTAATACCTTCAATAGCTACTACTCCTAACATACAATAGTCTACAGATTTCATACCATCGCTATCAGTATTAACTACTTCTGCAAAGTTATTCTCTAAATCCTATGCAATAGTACCTATTTGATGTTTATCGTGCATATTGAACTCTACAGTAGGTATTTCACATATTTGATCTAACGTATGCTTTAAAGGAGCTATATCAGACTTCAATCTAATATCAGATTCTTTAAAGAATCCAGATGCATGTACAGCACCATATGCTCCATCTGCACCAGCTTGACCATTGCCTATATATATTGCTTTGGCTGAAGTTACAGCATCATATCTAGATCTATAGTTAATCCATACGTAACCTCCAATACTATTGTTTGCAAAGTTGAATTCGTTATCATGTACTATTTGTAGATTCTTAACTTCTTCGAATAGATCATTTTCAACATATGTAAAGAAATCTTTTATATCTCCTTGTGTATCTTTTATAGAATACGTATTATACCCATCTAATACTTCAGAGGAATGAGCGGTCATTTTTAAATCTGCATGGTCACTAGTATAAAAATAATTAGCTCCACCTCTTAAATATATATAGAATGTAGAAGTCTATGTAGTTTGGCGCATCTCTCCAACTGCTGTTTCTCCTCCCCATTCTCCATCATAATTATTTAATTTATTTTTAGCATTAGCATATTGACCCCAACCACTTCCAATAATTGACATATCAACATGCAATGTAAAACCTCCATTATTTGTAGCCCAAGATGGTTTAAACTCACCTTGCGAATCATTGTTTAAGCTATTCCAAATTACTAAATTACAAGGAGGAACAATGGCATTTGGGTCTGCTGTAAATGATACAGGATACCAATGACTTTCATCAAAGCCTTCTCCTACTAAAGATACCATTTTACGTCTATCTCTATCTTTAGATAGAACATACATGTCATTTACATTTTCTACAATAAATAAATTACTATTGGTATTATTGCTATCAATTACACTCACCCTTCTACAAACCCTCTGATCACCATTTGAAATATAATAGTTATAAATAAAGTGCAGTTCATATTGAGTGCTATCTAAATTCTTCCAAGCATTTACTCCTGATAACTGTATACAGTTAGTATCTGGAGTGTCTTTAACGTGAAAAAAGTATCTAGTATGTGTTTTTATTATATCGTCAACTATAGCTCTAAAGTTAACAGATCCACCAAAAACTGAACTTATATCACTAGAAGCTGCATCTTTTTCATGATTTACAATATCAATAATATCTCTAATATCTTGTAATTCTATTATATTTATGTCAGAACTACCAGATCCTCCACTTACTTCTTTATAAGTACCATTATCAGATAAGTATTTAGTACCATTACCATTAGTAATTATTTTATCTATTTTGGTCTTATCTGAAGGAAGAATAATACCAGCTGTACTATCAGTTGCAGGATTAAATTTTAACAGAATTGAATCCGTATTAGCCTAGTCTTTAAGATCTTGTTGTATTAAACTAAGTGATATCCCGCTATTTTTATGCGATAACCTTCCTTCAGTAACTACAAGATTAGGCATATTTTCTATTGTCTACTTTAAAGCATTACCGTCAGAAGCATTAAACTTACTATTCAAAGCATTCTGTGTAGCAGTAGATATAGGCTTATTAGCATCAGAAGTATTATCTACTTCACTTAATCCTACTTGATCTTTAGTAACTTCATGAGGATTAGACTTATTATTAATATGTGTTTCTAAATTAGTCTATACAGCATCAATATCAGAAGTAATACCAGCTTGATCTTTTAATCCATCCAGTTTAGTTTTATCTGATGATGACATTAAACCTGCTTGAGATGTAGTAGCTGAAGTAATAGTAAGAGTATTTCTACCTACTTGCTATGCTTCTTGTCTATAAGTAGTAAAATTTAAAACTGCTTCAGTAGTAGATTGATTTACATTTACTGTATCAGTAATTAGTTTATCAGGTATTCTATTCAATTTATCTGTAGTAGCTTTACCCTTATCTCCAGGATATGCAGTAGAACTAGTTTCACCTAATGCTAATGATTTAGATATCTCAACATAAGCAGTACCTGACCATCTATAAGTTAAATTAGTATCTTGTACTATATATATCTTACCAGATTCACCAGTACCAGGTAAATTACTAAAAGTATCAACTTCTATTACATCATCTACATAAGACGGTAATTGAGCAGATGGAATAATACCACTTTCATTCAAAGAAGCTAAACCATTTGGAGCTCCTTTACTATCTATAAATTCTTGTACTTTGTTATTAAGTTCAGATGTATCACCTATAAGAATCCAATTACTTTCTTTAGTATAGTCAGCGCCAGGTGATAATTGATATACTTTACCAGGTCTATCTTTACAGGAAACTAACATACAGTCATATTTCCATATACCTCCCTATTCATCTGTCCAGGTCTCTGGTTTTACTAGATCTGCATATGAATTAACTAACGATCTAGCTTCGAGAGGGGCATCTTTCTTTACTTCAAGATTACCACTAAAATTAAACGTTCCTCTATCTCTCATAATTAAGCAAATGTTATTTTAAATGAAGATGAACCGTTAGTTCCATCATTACGAGTATATACTTTATATTGTACATCAGTGCCTTGTACATTTATAGTTTCAGTAGTAACAGAGAATCTACTAACACTATAGTCTTCATACTTACCACTAAGTGTATTCAACAGCGTAATCTTAGTTACATTGAACTTAGCTGGTATCTTAAATGCGTGTTTATTGCTTGCTGTTTCAGCTACAAATGTAACATCTAATGTTTTATTAGTAGTCAATGCCAATTTAGAAAATGCAGTAATATTATCCTTATTAGTATAGTAAGGATATACTCCTGTAACATTCAATGTTTTGGAATTAGAAGGAGTTGAGCTAGTCTTAGTAATAGTATCTTTAGCTACTGATTTATGTTCTTCACTAGTCTTACCTAAGTTACTACATGCATAATATACAGGCATAGAAGCAAATGTAGCATTAGCTGTAGGCCCAGTTATATCTACTTTTACTGTATTAGTACCTTCAATAGCTTTAAATGTCTTGCTATCTAAAGTAACCTAAGCAGGATTAGTATTAGCAGTAGCATTCTCTACACTACCATTAGTAGTACGCTTCATAGTATAATTAACTGAATTTAGAGCAGCGTTACTAGCATTAACTGTTATAGTAGTATTAGAAGAATCCTTAGTATTATCATTAGTAGAACTATAACCATAAGTAAATCCACTGTATGTTCTAGCTGTAGTAGACATAGTAGCAACAGATAGAGTAGCCTTTCCAATAGTAACAGTAGCACCTACTTCTACTAAGTTTGTACTACTTAATGTGAATGAAGGAGCTGCAATGGCTGCACTAACCGTACCTTCTTTGAATACAAGATTAGTAGGCCATAATTCTTTGGTAAATAAAGATATAAATAAGTCCTGCATGCTAGTATCTGAGCTGATACTATTAATACCTGCTTTATTAAGTAAATCAGCTAATGGACCACCTGCAACAAGTATTTCATCTGTGGTCTTTACTGTTTCAGCAGTATCTGCTACAATAAGCTTATAAGTACCATCATCAGATAGATACTTGGTACCGTCTCCGTCAATAACTATTCTAGATACTATATCAGCTAATGCCTTTCCTTTACCACCATCATAAGCAGTACCAGTTGTTTCTCCAAGAAATAGTCTTTCAGACATTACTACCATATCATTACCATCCCAGAGATGTATGATATTAGTACGGTTATATTCATCTAAACCTACTAGAACATATACTTTAGAATTAAGAGGATCTATTATCTCCCATTCATTGAATCTTCTAATGTATAGTTTCTTATTTTCTTTACAATAATAAATATCATTCTCTTTAGCTTGATATAGTAGAGTATTCATTTCTGATACTGTATCTACAAACTCCTATATCTTTACTAACGATTGTAGGTCTATATCACTATCTGATACATCTCCTATATAGTCTATTAACGAATCAATAGACATTTTACCATTGTGAATGCCATCTTGAAAAGGAATTATTTCTTTACCATTGAGATCTTTCCTTTCGACTAACTAACTTATTCTAATTCCTTTTGTAATCATATTACTTGTCTTCTGTTTTTAATGCATTCATAGCATCTATGATAGCAGGCTTACAGTATTGATTTACAAATTGCATAATAACTTGTACTTCTTCATCTGTATATTCTAGCTCACCTTCAGAATTATATATCTTTAAAGCTAAAGAATGAGCTTTAATACCACTACCTACTTCATAAATTAATTCACCTAATTGTTGTCTAGCATCCATACAAATCTTATTTGTTTTTTGGATGTCAGTGTATACTTCCAGTTGTGCAAAATTTATTTTCATAATTAAATAGATCTACTTCTAAGTATTGCATAATATTTGTTTTGTGAATATACTAATAGAAAATCCATAACATCTCCTACATTCACAGTAATCTATTCTATTCTATTACCATTATTATCATATAATATAGGTCTATTAGAATTACTGTCGTTATTTCCTCTACCCCATATATTGCATTCTTTTGGATTACTACGTGGGTTATAAACAAATGTTACAGGAACAGCCCATTCAAGAGTTTGTATGGCTAACTTTGTTTTTACACTATCAAGATGTGGTAATCCATACCACATACGTCTAACACTACTACCTATAAATATAGTCCTTGAATATTGCTGATACAGTATCTAATTTTCAGAAGGATTTGTAGCATAACTAAGTTTATAACCTACCACATCTCCATATAATGATAAACTTCCCGAGCCGTATATTGCCATATTACGAATTAAACTGCCAGTAATATCAAAGTACAGACCATCATTTATCTATGCAACGTCAAAATCATTAGCATTACTTTTAAAAGAACCAAAGTACGAGTAACCTAAAGAATTAGGGGTACCTATTAATGCTTCTCTTTTACCTTCCTTAAACTTTATATAACTAGAGAACAGTTTCATTCCGTTTGCCTCTGTACCGCCAAATAGCACACCTGTAATTTCAAGTGACTAAATAGTACCAGATAATGCTTCTATTTCTCCCCTTATGGATGCGTTATTAGCTACCATTCTACCATCTTGTCTAACTAAGAATGGAGCGTTAGCCCTATTCTCTTCAGTAGTACCGGCCCATATACGAACAGAATTGTTATCATTACCACCTTCACCAGTAATACCTGCTACTACATGAAAATCATTAGTAGTATTACCAGTTTGATAACCAACTCTTAATGAGTTACCAGTAATAAAGTCTAATTTAGCATTTTTAGCTATAATCAAATCAGTATAAATACTAGCTACATTCTGAGCTAATTCTTCCCAATATTCAACTCCACCGGGAGTACCAGGCTTGTTATCACTAGAAGATAAGTGTTTGCCTTGTCCGTGACCTCTATCTATAGTAGATATACATTTGTATGCCTTATAGCCTGTAGAAGTTCCTAAATCTTTAATTAAAGCAATATCTAAGTATCTCAGTGGTTGTACTGTTGGAGATACTTCGCTTTCATTGCAATATAGTCTACCAGGCCACCATTCAGATCTACGTACTATCAGCCCTTCTCCTGTATCACCTTTAGATACTTGCATTAACCAATCTGGATTACTATCACTGGGTTTGGTATCAGTACCATTTATATTAACACATAACCATAAGTAACCTAATACACTTACTCTATCATAGTAGTCATAATGAGTATCTGGTTCCCAAGGACCTCTATCATTAGCATATCTTATCTCTTCCCCATTTGGCTTTACTTGAGTGATAGTACCAGTAAAGTATACTGAATTAAGATATGCTGAATATCCTCTCATATCGTAACCAAACATATTGAGGTTATCAAGATTACCAAATTGCATCGCAATGTTTTTAGCTCTCTAATCCCAAGTGTTCTAGTTTACTAAGTAACGTGTATAAGTACGAGTTGAGTAACAAGATGTTTGGCGATCTACATTAGTTTTATTACCATATGCAACAAAGTTCATTTGAGCACATGGGTGAAACGTCATATTCCAATAATCATCTACTGGTCTAAGCTTGTAACCAAATTTCTTATTTTGTGCATCTAGTATGTTAGTAACTTCAAAGTAAACAGTATAGAAACCTGCAAACTTTCTATTACCTCTACCATCATCTTCATCATTTTCAGCATTTTCATCTGTCTTTTCTGAATGGTATATACCCATACATAGGTCACCCATTGATACAGCTCCGTATTCTCCTTCTTCTAGTTTCAGTGTAATAACACCTGAATATTCATCTGTTTGTTCTACACTTTCTATTACACCTGCACCAGGAGCATTCCATTTATCACCTAATTGAATTTCTACACGGTTATATCTCAATTCAGGTACTTCAAGGAATCTACGCAAAGTAAGACTATCAAATTCAGCATGACCATATTTATCAATCTTACCACCAAATCCTGTAAGACCTGATGCAAAACCTTCTTGACCAAATATTGCTGATTCTTTAAACCACACTTCATAAGCAGTAGAATCAGGTTTAATCTTACTTAAGAATACATCATCATATATCTCTGTATTCAGGTTCTTATTAGTCCACTTCTATAATTCACTATCCCATGCTAATGCGTTGTCATTACGTAAATTATTAATAGATACATCTTGTAAATCAACTAATTTACCAAGTAAGCCAGTAACTACCTTATTAGCAGCAATATTTGACCATCTTTTACCGTCATACTAAAGTAAGTCTAATTTAGCAGCATCTACTATATTAGTATCCTTCATCTACTCAATACGATTCTATAGATTAATTTGAGTTTGTAGACTGCCTATATTATTACGTAATTCTTCTATATCAGATGTATTAGCTGATATATTCTCATTAGACTTATCTAAGTCTGTATCTTTAGCATACTATATTAGACTATCTGATATAGTCTTAATAGATGTGGTATTTTTCTGTACTTGTTCTTCTAATGGAGTCATTTTTCACAAATTAAAAGTTCGTCATAGAATGTTTTTATACCTAAATCTACTCCTAAACTTTGTTCTAGCAGTATTGCTTTATCATCAGTTTCAGAAGTATCCTTCCACATTTCATCCAAAGGATGTACTAACTTGCTTATCAATGCTCTAAGACAATCTATTTGTTCATCTGTAAACTTTAAATCACTTTCTAATAGACGAGCAATATGATTAGCACAAACCCATTTACGTATGCAAGGTATACCTTGATTAGAGTTGTACTTAACTTTTAAGTTATACTCTTTACCTATTCTATATATATCATCTATTAGCATAATGAACAAACTCCGTTTCTACAAGTTTTATTACAAGCAAAGCAATCGTGGTTATTGTAGAATGTAGTTTTAGTATCTAAACATATATTTAGCATTCTAGCTATATCTGTATAATACTGTACTGCATCGTCTATTAAGTTATTATTGATAGCGTAACTTAACAGATCTTGTTTCAATAAAAACAATATCATTCTATCTATTTGCTGATCATCTAAACAAGTACTACAGTTCTTACATAGTAATTCTACTTCTTTATAATATATATCAGCTTGATTGAAAAAGAATTGACTTGAATTATCTATAGTAGCAATAAACGCACTCATACACATATTTTCTAATTTATTAGAATCTATTACTATAGATAATCTCTATTCGTCAATCTTTACATCAGAGCTATAGTCTGTACCTAATACTAATAATTTATATGAATGCTTATCAGGATTTACTGAACTCCTGTTAGAATAGTTATTCAGTGTGTCTATATATAAATACAAATTTGAATCTACTGAATCAGGTATCTTCGTATCTAATTCTACTACTATGTTGTGTTTTACTATTGTTATACCAGTTATCTTCATATTAATACTTTTAAATAAAAAAAGGCTACAGGGCTATTTAGCCCCATAGCCCTTTGTCAGCACACTGAAATATTATTTATTATGCTACAGTTTCACCTTTGATAAATGACTGAATACCTTTGTCAACGATAGAACCAACCATATTAGGACAATAAACTTCCGTAGTAAGCGGAGTAGTCTTGATGTATTGGTTATCATTGCTCAGATACAAGTTGTCATTTTCAATAGTTGCATAGTCATACTGAGTACCTTCAACTACCTTGCGAGCCTGTTCAACAGTAGGATAAGCGCCAGTAAATACGTGACCTTTATAACCCATGTTACGAACTTCCTCGTCACGAACTTGTTTCCAGTAGCCTTTACCAGGATTACCTGCTGTCTTAGCAATAACAGCACCCGGGACAGCTTTCGGTTGATTAGCCAACAGAGCACCAGGAACAGTTTCATACAGTGAAGCTTCCATAGATACAACGCTGTATTCATTCAGTGAATCAACACCTTCGTTATCATCTTTAGCCATTGCAGTCAAAGTAATAACTGCAGCACTAGCAGAAGCCTGTACACGACGATTCTTATGAGCATTAATTTTCTTTACGATAGCAGAAGCTAAATCAGAAGCAGTTGCAGTTTCAGCATATACTTCATAAGTATGAGTAAATTGCCAAACAGCTTCGTAGATATCTTTATAATAAATACGAAGTACATAACGGTGACCAGCTACAATAGTAGCATTAGTTAAAGTAATAGTAATCTTTTCTTCAGTCGGTTCAACATGCTTACCAATTACTGCAGACGGTTTAGAAGCTTTCTGAATTTCATTAGAGAACTCAATATTAGCTTTCTGAGCTACACTACCATCAGGCATTGTAACATTTACTTTTTCGCCAGCAACACCTACATACAAAGAAGAAGCTTCAGCAGCCTTAGCAGCAGTAGTGATCAAAGATTTATTTTGGTCAAATAAAGCTACATCACCAGCAGCCAGAGCATCTACAGTAGTATAGGATGCAGGACATTTCTTACCGATCAATACGGTATGAACACTTTGGATCATATAAATTAAATTTTAAAATTAGACATATTAAGCGCTTAGTCTAAATCCGCTTACTTTCTACTTTCCTTATTTCAGATTTCCACGTTGGTAAGCGCTTTCTTGTTATGTTATTCCATTGTATTTACTTCGTTGGAATAAACATTATAGTTTGGTAAAGTACCTAATATAAGTTGTACAGCCATCTTTACAATCTCCATATGAGTATGAGCAGGAAGGTCTGTATATTCATCTGTAGGTGTACCTACTAATGTTACTTTACTAGGTCTCTTTAAATACTCAATAGTATACTCAGCTACTTTATATTGTCCATCAGTATATAAAGTAATAGTATTATCCTACATGAGTTTGATAGGTTTAGCTTTAGTGTACTTTAGATGATACTCTGATAATGAATTTTCTTTGATTCTGTCTACAGTCTCAATAGTACCTTCTATAGTATCACTATACTTAACTTTATAGTTACCTTCCGAGTCTTTCTCCCAGCAATCATTAGTAATACCATCTGCAGGAGCTATACCTGCTGTATCACCTAATAGTATTACATAATCGTCAGGTAAGATAACTGTGTAGGTTTCTTTATTAACCTTAGTAATTCCAATATCTTTATAAGTGTGCTTTGTAACCAAAGTACGCAAATCATCAGTACGTTTCTAGTCCTACTCGAAGCCTCTTTGTTTGAAATTGATACCTGAATATCTAGTCTTCCAGAACTTATCGACAGCTTCATTAATAAATGATAATATAGTATCAGATGGTAGTTTATTATCAATAGCTAATGTAGGACTAATTAGCTACAGTCTTCTTTCTACCTCTATTTGCATTTCACGTGGGCACATTATTCATTCAAGCTATCAAGTTGTACTTTAGTCTGTGTTCTCTGAGATTCTATGGTCTCTAGTGCTATTTCTACAGCTCTATCAATTACTTCATTTAATATGTAATCAGGAACCTCAGTGATATCTTTATTGTAGTCTGTATAGCTTATGTTCTGAGGATACTTAATATAAGTAATATCAGCAGTATAAGTATCAGCAGACATACGTATAGGATCTATATATATCTTCAGTGTATTATCTTCTAATACTGCTACAGGGGTTTCTATCCAAGGCATATTATTATATGTCTATAAGAATCCTTTAGCCTTTTCATGATCTATAAGTGTACATATAGCAACTTCATCATTGAAGTGTAATACACAATCTACATAGAACATTCTCTTAAGTTCTTGATTGTCTTTAAAGAAATTAGATAAAGTAAGCACATTAGAGCTAGAGTATGGATATACCAAAGGTTGTGCAGTATCTGTCTTAATTAATTTCTATAAATCAGCAATACGTTTAACGGCACCTTCGAATCCTACTTTCATAGTATTATTACCGGTGTACTTATTACATATTACTTCTATATAAGCCTAATTAAGAAATAAATCTATTTCTTCAGGAAGGAATGCAGGGCAGCCACCGAAAGCGACTGCCTCTGAATTCTTATCCATGAGAACTTTAAATGCCTTATGTAAATCAGATATTTTCATTATTTAGATTTGATTTCATTCATAATTGCTAATTTGATGTCCTGATTCTTCTTATCATTCAGATAAGCTATTACATCTTCCAAGCCATTACCAATCATATCTGTACCAAAATAGTATTGACTTCTATTTCTACGTATGATATTCTTAGAGATAGCTGTTTCAATTATGAAGTTCATTTCTCTATTTGGGTTTTCTACCCATCTTGTTATAAACTTATCCGGAGCACTTTCAATCTGTTCAGAAAGCTTAGCTTCAACCATTTCATTAGACAATGTATCAGATTTGATACCATAAAGTCTAAGACACTTACGCATATCCTCAATAGACATTTTATCCATTTCTCTATATGCTTCACGTTTAATCTTGTTGATCTTATTAGCTTCTTTAGCTTCACTATCCTTGTTAATAATAACATAATCAGTAGAAGGTGTTACATTATTTAATCCATCAGCTACTCTTTTATGTTTTTTCAAGAATAAATATTTAAGTTCATCTTCTGGTTTGTCTGTATTTAGAATAAGATCATTCTTTCCTAATTTAACAGCAAACGTATCCCAGAATGAACTTGCGGGTGAAAGATGCCCACTAGGATAACCAATTTCTTTCTCTAATCTTTCTGCATCCTAAGCAGTAAGACCTGTATATAAGTTACCAGATCTAGTCCAGTAAGAAGCAATATAGTCATAACAAGTAGACCATTTTGTAATCCCGCTCCAAGGATTTATTTTTAAGATTCTAACGATTACTTCCATAATAATAATATTAGATTTATCAAGTTAGTAGGAAAGGGGGCCTAAGCCCCCTAAATTATGAAAACATTAATTAGTCTTCAGCTTCCATGATCAGCTCACCGCAAGCACGAGGATCACGCAACATGATACCCATTTCACCAAGGAAGAATACGGTATAACCGTCCTTACCATTAGATCTCAGAGTATTCTTAGAGTTAGCGTAACCAGACGGAGCTACAGCACCACCAGTGTACCAAGTAACGAATTCACGATCCTTACGTACTACCTTAACGATGTTAGCTTCACCATCACGTCTACCTAGATCAAGGAATGTCATACGATATGATTCCAGCGGTTTCAGAGTTACAGGATGTAACTGACGATTATAAACAGGATCATCGTACAACGGGAAATATTTCAAAGTAAGCTCAATACCGTTGGTCATTTGGTAAGTCTTGAACTGACCACCGAACTTCAGGCTATCACCAGAACCAGTTACAAATACTGTATCCATCAAGTTCATAGTAGCTACCTTTTCCTTCAAGATACGGTCAAATTCACGCATACCCATTTCACCAGTCAAAGCAACGAATTTACGTTCGTTAGTACCAAGTACATTATAAGACAGGTCAAACAAGAAGTCTTCCAACAGTTCAGCACTTAGATGAGTATAGTAACGCTTGTTAGACGGAGCAATCTGTTCCAACAGACCAGCACCAATGAATACTGGACGACCGTTAGTACCCTTCAGATTACAAGAACCATCTTTGTTTACATTAGATTTCATGTAAACCAACATACGTTCACATCTCTTATACCATTCACGAAGAGCAACCCATTCCTGATAGTCAGCCCACAAATAAGATTTCTTACCAGTTTTAGGATCTTGCAGAGCAATAGCCATTACTGTAGAATACGCAGAACCTGTAATATCGTAGTTGATACGAATAGTAGTAAGGTAGTTACGCATCTTAAAGTGAGTACTATAGTTCAGGATATCACCTTCTTCACTGTACTCTTCAACAGCAGAAGCAAGACGATTAACTTGGCTACCAGCTTTCAGATATTGTGCAGGAACATAAGAAGTAGGATTACCATCAGCAATGAAGCAAGTATATACCCAAAGATTACCGTCTTGATAAGGTGCACCAGCAACACGCAGTTGATATTCCTTATTGTCCAATTCCAATACAGCAGTAGGACCGAACCAATTTTCTTCCAACCACAGATAGATAGGAGTATTACCCAAACCTGCAGTAGTAGTATCAGTGATAGCAGCACCATTCCATTTAGCATCTCTAATGGTAATAGCTCTATCTGCATCAATCATTACATTCCACTCCCAGCTCGGTTGATCAATAGTCATTACATTACCAAGACCGCCAGTCAGCATGTCGAGGGAAGTATTGTAACCATTATCTTTAGTTCCGAATACATAAGACAACACTGTAGCAACTTGATACGGATTCTACTGAGAAGCAGCAGAGATTTTATTGGTATCAATCAAGTCTGAGAAACGTTTGCCTTTGTACAAAACCAAATTATTCAGAATATTATTATCCATAAAATATTAGTAAATTATAATTTATTTGTTATTTAATCTACACGTAATTGTCGTGCAAAAGAATCCCACATAGACTCAGTGCTAGTGTTATCCTGTCTTTTAGTCTTTCTACTTACTCCAGTTCTATTCAAACTATTCTTGAACTTATTAATAGCTGCATTAGAGCCTTCACTCTTAGCTGCTTTTAATAGGGTGTCACCCTTCATAGTAAAGTAGGCGGACTCAAGTAAGTTCTTCACGCTTTTGGAATAGTCTTTCTGATACTGAGTCTTTCCATCAGCTGTGGGTTTGAATATATATTCCAATAATGCCTATTTATCTTTCTGAGGTATTTTAATTCCACGAATATTATCCATGCCCTTCAATTCACTGACAACGGTATTAAATTGCTCCTGTTGACGCTTTTTAAGCTCCTTAGCGCGCTTTTCTTGCGCTTCTAATAGCTCTTGTTTCTTTTGCTCCTTAATGTCTCTAAGGGCTTCTAATGCGTCCGTAGCCTCATCCTCGAGTAAACCAGCTTCTTCGTATTTAGTCAATTTCTTTTCAATTTGTTTAGCATTGAAGCCTTTTTCTTTTAAGAATTCTTTGATAACCAGTTTTTGATTTACCTCACTATCTTCTATATTAATCTCTTCTAAGTCTAAGTCTCCGTCAATCTGGAAATAATCTCTAAGGTTACCACCATTCTTTACAAAGTTATCCAATGCTTCTACTTCTTCACTGGCATACTGAGGTACAGAATTCTCCTCAATAACATCTTTGAAATATTCAACTAGTTCTTCTGGAGTTTGAGGGATTTCTTCATCTTCATCTAATTCCCAACCCATTTTATCTGATAATGCTTCAAAGAAACTAGTTACTGCATTACTTTCAATATCTTCTCCTTGATTATTATCAATGTCATTATCTGGGTCATCATTAGGTTCGTTATCTTCCTCTTCCTCCTCTTCTTCGTTATCCTCTGGTTTACTTTTTTTAGAAGGTTTGTTCTTTGGGTCATCTACGTCTTCCTCTTCTTCTTTATTGCCTTTATTACCTTTACGTAGTTCTTCCAATTCCTCATCAGTCAATTCTTCCGATGCCCCCTCAAATTCATTTTCATTGTTACCAGGCATACGATTACTATTTACATTATTACCTGGCATCATGAAGTCTTCAAATACTTCAAAACCGTTCAATGTATTACTATCCATAATTATATATAATTAGATTATTGTTATTTCTTTTTTCTACCTTTGTGTTTCCATTTCTTAGCATTCTAAGCAAATATAGCACGCTTACGCGTCAAAGGATTTTTACTATGCGTAAGTTCTTCAGTTGATTTACCAGTTCTACGTTTCAACTCATTGAACTTACCTCTATTCTTTTTCTTAATATGAATACCACCATACTTGTATGTAGGTATAGGGTAGACCGGCATGATACCTGTATAGTCTATTAAATCACTCATTTAGATATTTATTAGGTCCTAAACTAGAACAATCAAATGGTTGATTGTCTACCAAACACTCTATTAAATAATTGATAATGAAGTTCTTTTCATTATCTGTAAAATATGTATTCTTATCGAAACGTTTTAAAATACGGTATTGTCTACTTGTAGGCCATTTAGATGTATCTGGATAAGCGTCGCCATATGTCGTTGATGCTGATCCATATTTCTTACAAAAAGACAACTCTTTATTGCGGCTTTCTAAAGAATCGTTTAGTTCTAATATTTTATTTTTGATTCTTTCCGCAAGCTTACTTTTCTTGTTTATCTTCATCAGTAAAATATTTATTTACACCAAGTAATCCAGCTCCTATTAATGGTACAGAATTGAACCATTTGGTGAAGGTTTTATTACTCTTAAACTGCTAAGCTGCTCTTTGCACACCTTTCATTCCCTCTACATTATTTAACTATTTCATGATCTTAGACATATATTCAGGAGTAACTTTCTAATCTCTACGATTAATATAACCATTTTGAAACATCCATTCTCTAAGCCAATTCATGTGAGCTTTCTATTCAGTGGGTAGTAGAAAATAGTCATCGTGTTTGTCTCCTACTCTCTTTGTCAGATCTTTTGTCATCTAGTAGAATACATTATTACCAGCATGAGCATCAGGTCTACCAGATTTTAATAAATCTGTAAAATGACTTAATTCATGTTCAGCTGTATTTGGAATGTAATCATTATCTGGATTCCTTTTGTATATAAATTTACCGTCTGCAGTTCTCCGCATTGAACCGGCTTTCTTTAGTTCGTCCATTAGCTAAACATTAGGCAGCACATCAGGATCGACATTATATGCTATAAACATATCAGCATATGGTATAGAATAGTCATCTCCAAACTTCTATTTTACTTCTCTGGCTCTATTCATATAACTAGGATCTTCCATGACTCTCTCCATAATACGGTATTGTTCGTTTCCGTAATCTGCCTTACGTTGAGCTAATTTATCTAACTCTTGAAATTTAGCATCCAATAATTGTTGTGTATCTTTATGTACACTAGGTATCTGTTTAAATTTCTTATTAATTTTACGCATACCACTAGGAACGAAAGGAATCATTGATGCAGCAGCTAAACCTAAACCTGTCCAGTCTTTATCCATAGCAGCATTATACATATCCTTTGCAGCAATAGCATCACCTACAGGGGTTAAATTAGCTGCATCTTCCAAATCAAATACAGGCTTAAGCCCTTGTTGCAATGGTCTACCATCTGGAGTTCTACCTAACTTAGTATTAATAGCCTTAGTAAATTCATCATCTGGATCACCTATCTCACCACCATTAGCCATATAGTATATAGGATCCTAAGATAGATTATATGCAAACGTATTAGTAAGCTCTGATATGTCTGCATCTTCTAATGACTCCCATTGTTCGGGTATCTTAGCTCCTTTACTACGCATATTACTTATATCTTCAGGAGTAAGTTGTCTATTAGGATCTATATAGTAATTACCCTAATCATCTTTCAGATTTGAATTATTACCTCTAAAGTCCCAAGTCTGTGCGTGTTTCTCATTAGCCTAATTAACATAATCCTCATATGAACTATCAGGATTACTAATGCGTACATTAGGAACAGCATTAAGTATAGCTGGAGTATTATCTCCTACCATATGGCCAATACCTTCATGCCAAGTATTAGCAGGCCTTAATGAAGTATAACTGTGAGCCTTTGGATTGGCAAAACCCTTAGTACCTTTTTCCTTAAGTATATTAAGCTGTTGATTAATCTGAGCATCTGTAGGATTATAACCCTATCCTACCATATTATCTCTCATAGCTTCAGTAGGAGTTTTCCATGTAGCTTTGTTTACATTAGATAATACACTATTTAGTTTATCCCCTCCTATCTAATCTGAATATTTCGGATTCTTAGCTCTCTCAGTATACCAATAGTTTGCAAAGTCTTTTTGATATTCATTCTGATTCTAGAACATCTTATTGTAGTTAGGTCTTCCATCTACTAAAGACTATTGCATTATATCTCTTCTGGTCTTACGTTGAAATTCATCTACTTCTCCACCATATTCATATGAATTTCTAAGCCTACGCCATTCACCTACTTTCTTTCTTGCAGACTCAGGTAACTAGTTGTAATATTTTTCTTCATCAAAAGGTACAAAACCAGTTCTCTGAACAAAAGGAGTACCTGCTTTATCTAATTGTCTTGATAACCATCTTACTGGTCCAATATACATACTAGAAGCTCCTTTGTCTTTAGTATCAGTAGGACCATAATCATTCAAATCGTATGCTCTTTGATAAAGTTTATCATTGCCGGCATTGTAATATAATACAGAATTATAGCTACCAGCATGAGGTAATTCTGGAGTATAATCGCCCATAGGTAATGTTCCTACTGGCATTAAATTACTTCTTTTAATAGTTGTATCAGAATCAGCTATATAATCATACACAGGTACTTCTCCATGAATTTCTTTGTGATAGTTAGCAGCTCTTCTTACAATTCCATAAGGATCTTCCTCACTGTTAGTATCCACTACTCTGTAATTAGGATTCTTTGTTATCTGCTTCTTTTGATTTTCAGGAGATAATAAGAATACTTCTCCTGGATCATATGGAGTTTCGTCTGCACTCTTCACCGCATCTACTATAGGTTCTATAAGTGGTGCTTCAACTGGAGCTAACGCTAGATCATTCTAGGTTTGATGTATAGTATGATATGCAGCAGCTGCCATAGCCGGTGTTCTTCTTTCCTTATTGAATAACATATCAGCAAGTGAAGCAAATACCTAACCAACACCTAAAGCATGTCTACCACCATTCTGATAGGCTTGTACTTTCCAATCCCAATAGCCTTTACCGGGATTATTCTCCCGGTAAGACTTTAGGTTTTGCATTCTCTATTTAAATGCTTGTTTATCCATTATTACTTATTATTTACCACCTTTACCTTTTTTACCACCGGATTTCTTTCCGCCTTTTCCGCATGCCATAATTTATTCCTCCTTATTTTTTATTTTTATAACTACCTATTTTTACATATTTAAACCATGAATAGTGCTTGCGCTCTTTACAATAGTTTAAGTTTTTATCATTATTGTGAGCTTCCTCTTCAAAGCTAACGTCATGATATTTATCGCTTTGTTTATTCCATTTACAGGACAACATTATACATAGGTATTCTATACCATACCATAAGTAAAAAGGAATCCAAAGCATTTCCTACATCTGTTTTAGATGTATCTTTTCATGGTTGTATTCATCCGCTGTTACAATAGCATCATTTCTCTGAAATATAATACCAAAGAAATTCATTAATTTATAACCTTTAAACGGTATGAATTTATTCTTAATTATCTTCATATTACTTCTTACTTCTAGCTGCTTCTGCATTAGTCTTATTCTTCAGAGCTGTACGTGCTTTAAGCTGTTCTCTCTTGTATGCTTCTGCATCTTTTTGTTTCTGTAATTCCATTTCCTGCTTCATCTTATCTTTTTCAAGTTGAATCTTTTTATTCTCGATTTCACGTTTCATTTCAATCTCACGCTTCTTATTATTCAACTCAAACTGCTTAGATGCTGCATCAGAATTTACTTTCTGTTGTTCAATTGCTTGTTTACCTATTTCTATTGGATCAGGTATACCATTCATATCTTGATCCATATTTTCAGAACCCCTATATGCATTGATCTGAGCAACAGTAATCTTAGTAGAAGCGTCTGTATCAATCTTATATTTTTCAAGATCTAATTCAGCTTCTTTAAGCATAAGTTCTTCTTCCTTAACCTCATTCTGCATTTGAACTAATTGCTGTTCTCTTTCTGCTTGTGCTTGTTCCATTTGTTGTTGTTGTTCCATTCTTTTCTGTTCTATTTCTTCAAGTTTATTCTTGATCATAGTAACATTATCCATGGTGATGATTTCAGCAATATCAAGCAAACTAGCACCATTTTGCATAGCAGGCTGCATAAGATTTCTAAGAGCTTCAATCTGCTGTTGATTCTTAGTAGTATCTTCTACAAATATATCATAATCTTCATAGAAGAAATCATCAGATAAAGTTAAGAATGTTCTGGTTGCATCATCTAATACATACTATATGCAAGTCTTATTATCTTTCCAAGCATATTTAGCTGTATCTAATAACATAGTAATACACTCTTTTTTTACCTAATTGTGTGTCCAGAACCAAGGTTCAGTAATATGAGCAGATTGTACTACGGAACGTTCTACATTACCTACTAATTCATTAGATGCAATGGAACCTTCACGCTGTTTACTTACTCCTGATATCTCAGATAACATACTTTCGATCTTGTCCATTAAATTAATGTATTGATCAATAGTATTAGCCATAGTAAGATCTAAAGCAGATATCTGATTGAATTGGGACGGTTTACCACCCTCACGGCCTGGTATATCCCACCCTTCTTCATATGGATTAACAAAGTTAACTCCAAGTGCTGATAAGTAATGCATCCATTTAGCTACATCTATATTCATAGACTTAGGTATCTAAGTAATATCCATAGTAACTACTTTACCTTTGTCTCTAGCCATAGCTAATTCAAGACGATACCAAAGTACGATATACATGTATTGTAATGGCTTCATCATACTAACAAGACTACGCGGTCTACTGTTAGTATTATTGTATATTACTCCGGTATATGGTAGTCTTTGTGAATTAGGATTATCTGCGGATACATGTTGATATTCAAGTGGTTCTATACCGACATATAGATCCTCACCTATCCTATATCCTTCCCAAACTTCAATAATCCATCTCCATTCTACATTGATTTCGTTGCCTGTTACTTTATAAGTTTCATCAACTTGATAGTCTTCTGGCATACCTGTTTCTGGATTAATTATTGTTACAAATCCAATCTTCTTAAGTGATTTCCAACAACAATGCCATACGTGCACATTATTAGATTCTTCAAATGGATTAGCAGCAAACCCATTAATACTATGAGTTTTGATGTGAGGATAGTCTAAAGATGTTTTTCTTACTTCGGGGGTTATACCACCTTTAGAACTATCATCCATCATGTCCAGCAGGTCATTCAATTGCTTTTCTGACATCTTATCATATAGTCTGTCATATACTTCAGTAACAGACATAATCATCTCATAACAACACCATTGTGCTTCATGTATGAATTCAAGATCAGATGTATCAGTATCATAGTCAAAGTAAATGGGATTTATTCTCTCTAAATGAGGTTCTCCATTTACTATTCCTACGTAATATATCTCTTCACCACCAACTAGAGCATCTTTCCAACCTTTATAGAATTCATGAGTAATATTCAACTTGTTCTTCAAATAGTTTAGACTATGATATGCTGTTATCTCGGCTATATCTTTATAGTCTTTACTCATGTACTTTTGTATCTATTCTGGTGGCATTACTTCACCTGATTGTAATGCTTCTTGGTATCTAGCCTGTTCTTCAGGGCCTAGTCTACTCATGATAGTAGCTTGTATGTAGTCTATAAGCATTTGTTTAGCTTTATCCTACATTTCGCTAGTAGCTATATCACTTGTACGTACTACTCTAAAATTAAATGGTCTTTTAGTTTCTTCACCTAATAATAGGTCTATTTTAGGCTTAATTATATTATAATCCTAAGCCATTGCAGGGAAACCATCTTGCTGTTTAAAGGGGTTAGTAACATACTTAAGATCCTTCTCATTATATATACTATTGTAAAGGTCATAGTATGTCTACATTTCCTCTTTACGAGTTCTAGTATTACCATTTCTAGAACCACCTTGACTATGTCCTATAATATAGTCAACACAAGACTCTTTCCAGTCCTATGTTTTCTTAGACATAGGTAATCTCTACAAAGGAAATTGATTAATATTCTTCATAATTAAAACATATATGCTTCGATATTATCAGTAGATTCATCGTCATGAAACCACTGTTGAGTAAAGATAGGGCCTTCAAATAATACCCTATTTCTATTCTCCTTTTTTATTTCTTTTACTTTGACATTATAGAGCTGTTCTCTATAAATCATTACTTGTGTCAACGCCATTACTCTATCCACGTTCACCACATCATTTGCAGCTATGAGCTCTTCCAATAGCGGTTCTGACATTATGTTGTATAGATTCTTCTTACCATCTGCATTAATCTCATTAAGCCAATCTTTGATAAGACCCCAGCCCCATTGTTTGATTTGTTTATTCATATGACAACCCTTCTTTCTGTTTACTTTAGAGTTGCCAACAATATCGTTTATAATATCAGGCTAATCAGCTAGTAAGTAGTCACAATGCTTATTAGTAAAGTAAACAAAGATACCTTTGTTTTGATTCTCATACATTGCTCTAGCATTGTAATACAGCAATAATTTTCTTACATTCTCATAGAACTCTTCTGCTGATTTAGGTCTACCTGTATATTCAGCAACTATAATATCAGAATATTGTTCTATAGATTGTATACGCTTATATATAAAACAAGAACCAAGAGATGTGGTACTTGATTCATCATAATCATATGAGTCAATACCAGCTATATAAAGACCTGCACTAGCGTCTTTATTAGGATGTTCCCATATTACTATAGAACCAGTAGGATCATCACCTACTAAAGCCCCTGTAACTTCGTCTCTTTTGGTTCTTAATGGATAATGAGTTATATCTCCAGTCTTCTTAATTACCCATTTAATAGTTCCATCTGGTTGTTGAATTAAGTCTCCTACTTGTTTATGGTTCTATAATTTCTTATTAGTCCTAAGTAATGATAACTATTCCTGTAATTCCTTTTTGGGAAATATGTTACCATTAAATTCTAGCACGGCTTCAGCTGGGGTAATAGGACGTTCTGCCACATAACGGTCTACAGCTGCATTACTAGTAGCATTAGTTATTACTACTTGTCTTTCAGCTAATATATGTTCTAATGATTTCTTTTTAAACGTATTACCATCATCATCCATGTATATACGCTTACCATCTTTATCACGTATATCCAGATTAGTATACTGAGGTACAAAGAAACCACATTTATTAGTAGTCGCTGTTTCATCCCATATATTATCAAAACCTAAACAGTTATAACCATCTGGATTATAAAACATGTCTTTCATGGTTTCGAATGCAGAGCCTTCATCACCACCAGTACCCCATACAATCATTGTACCAAAGGCTATACCATCTACTTCTACAGAAGGTCTAGCAATTTGCCATGCTGCTCCTAATTCTGAGAAAGAACCTCCCTCTTCAAACATAATAAGGTTGGCTTTCTTACCACGAACTACGTCAGGATTATCTTTCAAAGTAACACCAATAATCTCTGACTTGTAACCCATTTCTATTACATTACCATAATCGTCTTTAGTATAGAAACCAGCTCGTCTACGCATCTAGGTATTGACACTACGTTTCTTACCCCAAGCCGTATTCTTATCTATGAAGTCCATGTAATCCCATGCTTTAGTAAGAATACCATCATCTGTTAAGTATTGCTTATTAGATGCGTATATGAATGTTTTACTATTGGGTATCAAATAGAAATTACGGCATGCCATAGAACCACCTTTGTAAGAGAAACCCTTACGTCTTGATTTGAGTAGACATAGATGTTTGCCCACTGTTTCTGCTTCTTGAACAGCATTAAAATAGTAATAGTCATAGTCCCAGAAGTCTGGAAAACTAACTTCATTTATACGCTTTACTACAGTATTGCCATCTTTATCAGTAGTAATATGATTAACAATACGGGATATAGGACAGTAATTTAAATAAAAATAGTTATAGCCACTGATGAAATCGCCATCATCAGCAGTATAACCATTAATACATCTATCTTGTTCTTCGTCCCAGTATTTGAAGTATTCCGAGGTACCTTCAGGATACTAACAATAATGCCCTGTAGCTAGAAACTACAAGGCAGGTTGTCGAAATTTATTTGAATTGATTATTTTTTTGTTAAAGTCAACCATCTTTTTGGAAATTCAAGTTCTCTCTTTTTTACCCATTCTTTCATCTTGTCGTAGGCTTCTTTATCAAGCCAGTAACTCTTACCTTGTACTTCAATAAGTACGTTTTTATCTCTTAACTTTTCCATGGTTGTGAGGGCTAGAATCGAACTAGCGATATTAACACATTTATAGACATCCTCATTCTTTAATTGTACTAATATGTCCAAATCCTCACAGTGCACGTAGTTTGTAGGAGATACTACGTCAAACTCCCCGACTTACGATTCGGACCTGCGTGTTGACTACATCTAGAATTAGACAGGGACTCAGGTGGTTACGTTGTATGCGCGCCATACTTCACTTAGTTATTGGTCGCCCCCGTAGGATTCGAACCCACACCTGCTGGGTTAGAGCCAGCCTTGCTACCATTACAAATTAGAGGGCAATATCACGTGGGTATTAAGCCCCCACGTTAGGCCATCAAAATTATCGTTTGAACCAAGCTTTGATTCTACTCCATAAACCCTTTTTAGGCTTCAGAATATTGTCTATTTCATCAATCTGTCTCCAGAATTCTTCTTGACCTTTAGTCAAATCAATTGTAATATCGTATCGTGCTTTCATAATTTATCTTTATATTGTTCTAAACGTGTTGTTTAATTTAGGTTGCATTTTGCTGTATTATCTCGCCAACTCATAAGGATTAATCTTGGCATCACCTTTAACTTTACCTATGGCTACTTCTTCAGCTTTAACCATATTCTCTAAAGTATCTATACTCTTAAGTACATTACCTACTGATGTCATACCAGCTAATAGGTCCTTAATTTTCTTTTCATCAAGAGTATCGTCGAGGGATTCTTTATAATACTTACTGATACTATCTAGCTTTAATCTCATGTTATCAAGCATCTCCAACGTACGAGTATGACAGAATGCTTTATAGTCATTTTCACAGCTAATTTCTTCAGCAGTAAGTTGGTAGTTTTCATCACCAAATATTTCCTTTTTGAGTTTGGGTTCTCTAGTTTCAGCTTCCATACTTTGAACATATGGGCTATTCCATTTGTTCATCAGTACTATATAACTGATTACTTTAGTAGCATATTCTTTATTTGCTTTATCAGCATCCCATACTTTTTTAAAGCACGGGATACCTAAAGCATCTGAATGAATAATTACTTTACCTCCTTGAATATCAAATAGTTTCATTAGATTCGATCTTCTTAGTCAGACTTTTAAACCATCTGCTGATGTCATCCTTAGCGACTATGTCAGTACATATTACTGCTTTAGTATCATAATCAACACCGTTCCAATGTACAAAGTACAGTATTAAATCACCTGCATTATAGTCTACTACTTCAGTTTCAGTAATTATCTGTCCGTCCTATTCGGCAAAGAATGCACATCTAACATCAAAGTCTGAGGGTGTAGTTTTGATGGAATTAGTCTCTGTATTATACAGAGTCTTAGTACCATACTAATCAATTAATAATTTATCCATAATTAGCAACTTTGAGATACACATTCACAGTCACAGCAACAATCTTTAGCTTTCTCTCTGCCTTTTTGCTCTTCGTAGTACTTTTTTCTACGTTCGTAGTGATTAGTAAGATCTTTGTTATCAATCACGATGATATCGCCGTGTTCCTCATCCCCAATTCGATACATCAACATTACTACATTACCTGCTTTTACTTCGTATTCTTTGTCAAAGTAAGTAATAACTCCGTCTTCTTCGATAAGCCACATATAATCTACATTATATGAAGCACCAATACTATTAACTTTTAGTGTTTCTGTATCAAGCTTTATAAGTGCACGTTGCTCAGTTAAAATATATTTATTCATAATGTCTAATTTTTTAATCTATTCTGTAACCTAAATAATATTCTTTACTCAATTTCTGTAGTATGCTCTATGCTAGTGTCAGAGGTATCTTCGGATGTACATACTCCGGATTCATCTGATACTTCTGTATTATCTGCTAGAACTCCATTATCTCCTTCTCCAGACTCTGAGTTGTTATGTTGCTTCGTATATTTTTCATATAATCTCTCACATATAAGATCAATCTGTGCAGCTCTATCTAAGTTAGTTTCATTCTTACCATTTTCTATAATAGTAGTAGTTACTTCATCTAGCATGTCACCACTAAACTGATCATACATAAGATCTCCATTCATAATCAACTCTTCTACTAAATCAAAGAGTTTATTCATTTTCTTTGTAAGTAGATTCTTGTCTGTATGAGCTTTCTCTACTTTCCACATTGCAATGCTTTCTTCTTTAGTCATTTTCTTCTTTAAATTTAATTAAACTACTACTTATAGAGCCTGCAGCCCATCCAAGTAAATATGCATAGTTTTCATTTCTATGAAAACACTCTGCTGACAAACCCAATGAATCATACATGTAATCTGTAACATGTGTAGCTTCGTGAGCAATAGTATTTATTGCATCCTCAAGATTATCTGGATTGAAAATAACTACTAATACACCTGCCTCTCCTGTAGCTTTGTAGTGTACTGGTATTGTAACTGCCGCAGTATACTCTTCATAAAACTCTTCTACTAAGCTCTTATAGGTATCTTCTTTAACTATGTTAAAGTCTTCTATATTACAAAATACGAATTTCTTATCTAAACCTTCAGCATAGTTAGCTACCCATAGCTTTCTAGGATAAATTACAGGATCGTATGTATTAAGTATTTTCTTCATATCTTTTCTTTAATTTAATTTTACCCAAGTAAGTAAATCTGATAGGTTTATTATCCTAATTAGTTATAGCTTCATTAGTAAACCTAAAAGGACTGTTACATATTACTTCGATGATCTAATAAGGTAAGTTGTACTTATTACTTAGTTTAGTATATATACTGGGTTGATCTTTCATTGAACTTTACTCTTTTATAATATCTACATTCATTTAGAGTAATAGGTCCACTGATAGTATTTGGTCTAATTATATTGATAACATCTGCTATATCCGACCAATTACTAGAGTAATGTAAGTCATTAGCTATTATAGCTAGTTTATTAGCTTCTAATTTACTATACTTACGTATAGGTTCGTATATTGCTGTTTCGTTATCAAAATTTCCATTAATACTTAGTAACTCCGTTTTCTGAGTAATAAGAGTAAACCTATTGTAAGGCAAATGCTTATTCCATAGACCATACCAAGCTTTCTTAAGGAAATTATAATCTTTCCAAACTATAATGGAACCTGGTTCAAGCATTGTTGATTGTACTTTCATCTTTATTTAATCTTAACACTATTGTTATTTGTACTCTATCACCGATTACTTCTGGTATTAAAGCTTTATTTACCATTACTTCATCTTCTACTCTGCCTTTGACAAGTATACCTTGATTCTTAAACTTAGTTATATATCTACTTAAGTTATCAGGAGTAATACCTAATGTTTTTCTGATATACTTTCTATTTTCAGTACTTATCACATTCTTACTGATGTTAGGGAGTTTTGGTGTATTTATATCTAACTATATAAATGTAGATAGTAATTGTAACTCCCTATCAGTAAGATCTAATATACCGTTTAGGCTTTTCAAGAATTCATTGTATAAATCAGTTTTAGAGACACCTTTAACTAATTTATTCATTCTCTAATTTACCTTTAATACTATTAGCCAACTTAATCAAATTGTACAGTACTGTTTCAGATTCTACTTTGACGCAAGGTTGTACTTCACCTTTCTCAAACTTGTTCTGTACTTCTAGTAAATCGTCTTTGTATTGTCCAACCAAATTATCAATAAATTCAACAGTATCTTCAATAACTGTTTTGTCTGTAGCAACTGTAGTAAGGAAACCTTCTTTACAAAGGTCTTCTGCAAGTTTATCATTAATCATAATGGAACGTTCATAGCCCTCTTTAGACTCATCTAAAGTATAAGCTTCTAAACTCTCATCCCAAAACAATCGGTCACCTTTCTTAAGTAACCCACAATCTTTAATTACTTTATAATCTGACATCATTTTTCTAACTTTTTACAGGCCCACATTACTAATACTCCGATCAGTATTGCTAATAGCCAACATTTATCTTCCATGACACTAAAACGCCTTTGTTAATAGACTGTTAATACTTTTTAACATTTGTTAACATTTCATTAACAGATAATAGAAAACCCCGGCATGAAACCGGGGTCAACTACCACAATCTATTAATATTTAAAATATGTTTCTATATGAAAAAGCTTATTTTCAAGTAGGTTGGGCGTTTATGCTTGAAAAAATCTTTTCTTTCTTATTCGCAAACAGCAATTACATCAAATGGTTTGACTAACTGACTATCTTTGAATAAATCAAAGTCCTTGGAGAACTTTTTATTGTAAACTACTTTGTCCCCTACTTTAAATTCAGGTTCTGCTACACAAGTGGGAATGGCTAATACAATACCAGTACCATATTCAGATTCTACTTCTTTAGTCTCTGTCTTTGTCTCGTACTTATTAAAGCCTTCTTCATCTACTTCCCCTGTAGGAACTTGTTCTGTAAATTCCTTAGTAACCATTACAGGTTCTAATGGTTTTACTAGAACATCTTTAAGGAACTTGTAGTTCAGTCTGTTTAAGACTGTTTCTAATATCTTATCTTCGTCACTCATATTCTTCAAACTTGGTTTATTACTATAACGTTAGCAATTACGTTTTGTTTCCTTTTCCATGTTAATATATTTACTATAACTAACAGTAGAATATAAACGTAATATGCCTTTATCTTTCTTGACCAGGTATACTTTCTGATTTAGATCAAATAAAACATGGTCTATTCCTTCAATACAAGTTTTTACTGGTCCAGTAATATCTTCTCTTAAGTATAACTCAGCTAGTTCATCTGTGGTAGATCTAAATGCTAAATCTAAGGCTTTAATCCTACTCTGTATTTTACTAGATTCTTTTAGTAATTCTTCCCACTCTTTAGCCAATGCTTCTCTATCTATCATATTCTTTGAGTATGTTACCACCATTAGAAGTACAGTACGTAACAGCTCTTGTTGGACATCTCAATTGGTTTTGAAAGTAACAGCCATCACATTTACCACCCCTGGAAGGCTCTATTATAAACTATTTACTTTGTATCTCTACTGGAGTACTTTTCCTTATTATCTCAGCTAATTCTGGATCATATAACGTCATAACTTTAAATTCTCCTTAACTTTATATATAGTATACATACTAAGTATGCCAACTATAACACCAAACCAAAAACTCATTCTTTTATCTCCTTTCCTTTTCCGTGTTTATCTAAGTAAAGCATAGCTATTGCATTCCAAGCTACTTGGGCTAAATGTTGACAACCTGTATCTTCATCAACCTTATTGCCTTTCTCATACTCAAGTAAGTGCCTTAACATTGCAGCTTTGTATCTCTGATAACCGTTGTTCAATAATTGCCAAGTATTCTCACCATACTTATTAGCACCAGATGTATATACTTTAACTATATCTTCAATCTCTTCTAAAGGCAGTAAATCCCATCTTAGTTTACCGTCTTGGAAATCATTCTTTTTTCCTTCTTTCATAGTTTTACTTCCCATTGCCATTCTTCTGGAATTATCTTTATAGTATCTGTTTTAGTAGTCAGTAGCCTTTCTATCTGTTTATTCATTTCAGTAAGAAATTCTTCCTCTACTAGGGCAAATTCTTTATCATTAAACCAGATGGGTATTAAGCGTTTGTTACTTATATTTTCCATAGATATATTCAAAGTAATCAACTATAAATTGAGCCATCTCTTCATCCTCTCCGTCTTCTATATAAGAATTTATCACCTTTTTTCTTATATCGTTGGTATAAAGAAGAATTAAATTGTCGAGGTCTTCAATACTACCAAATTTTAGGAACTTGCTGTAAATATTCTTCAAACCTTCATTTGAAGGATAATATTCTACTATCTTTTTATTCTCCATCTACAAAGTATATAAGATTACCATTCATCAAATTACTATCAATACCTACAAATTCTATATCAGTATTATAAGTACTTCTATACTTAAAAATATAAGTATCTGGATTATTATCTGTATAAGTACCAGTTATAGATTTAAACATTTCAGGTATAATATCTTTGTCTACATATACTCTCATATAAGGTCTTAATTTACCATCTTCGTATAGACTGTCTATAGTCTCATATACCTTATCTATTATCTCTTTTACTTCCGTCATAATATAATCTTCTTAAGTATATAACCTTGAGTACAGTAACCAGTAACTCTAGTAGGGCAACTACTATTATACAAACTACAACCTTCACACATACCTTTCTTCAACTCTGGTACTAACTGATATGGTTTATTACCATGATATACTATCTTACCAGAGTAAGCCTTATCTATCTTATTTACTTTATTCATTGTCTAAAATTTCAACTTCTTGTAAATATATTTGTCCCTTATATTTTAAGGGATCTTGTTCTATGTAGTAATACTTATTATCAATCTTAGCTATTTGTGCTTTACCATTCTTTACTATTGATAATATCTCAATATTCTTACTCAACAATCTCTTGACTTCTTTTTCAGTCTGGAGATTTCTCATAAATTCATATTTCATATTACAGTGTTATCTAAAGTAAGAGTAATTATAATGGCTTACTTATGATATAGAACTTATTAGTCTGTATTAGTAACCCCTCTTACTCCCCTATAAACGTCTCATACTATGTGTTAGTTACTATTTCTTTAACATTTATTAACAACAATTATGGCTATTTAACTTCAAAATTTTAACAATTTTTAACAAAAAATTTTTTATAGAGAAAGTCTGCGTGTGTGGAGTACCAAACTTCAGGGACCCCCTATACGTATTCGGGCGAAGACACCCCGATAGGAACATCAGAATTCAAATCTAAATTTAGGAGGACAAAATTATGAAGAAATTATTTGTTTACGGCGCTGAGGTCTTGAAGGATAAGGATGACAATGATTATGTGTTGTTATCTTTATTAGCTGAAGAAGACGGTGTAATGGCGTCTGGTATGTACAGTAAGGCTATTTTTGAGAATGCCAAGACTCGTACAGGCTTCTTGTACAAACAAGTAGAGAAGAGGTTAAAGGGTGGAGACAAGTGGGAAGGCGACATTGACGACCAAAGCACTTGGATTACTACTGTAGGTGAAGTAGTGACTCTGGATATGAGACCTCACTACGTTACTTATGAGGAAGGCGGGAAGAAGAAGTATCGTAAAGACCGTAAAGGTGAGAAGGCGATATCTAACCGAGCTACCGTTGTGATGCTGCCTGGTGAGACTGTTGCCAGTCTTAGAGCCAGTCTTGAGAGCCGTATCGACGAGGACGATTTCGTTGAAATGTCTGACGACTCTGACGAATAAGAATTAGGGCTAATGCCCTAATCTTATTCTTTTGCATTAATCTATAAACATCTCATAATCACTACAATATG